TGACTCACCATCTCCAGATACACCTGATTGACTTAACTCTAATTCAGGAACTTCACTGCCGATTGCGCCTGTACCACCAACCCCAGCTTCATTTATTTCTGTTTCAAAGGTTTCATTACCTACTGCACCTGTGCCACCAACACCTGTCTCAGCTAGTTCTATCTCAGGAACTTCAGTTCCTACTGCACCTGATCCACCAGTTCCAGACACTGGAGCATCTGTTGTGATAAAGAATGAAGATGTACCTGTAGCACCTGTACCGCCAACTCCACTTTCGTTTATTTCTAATTCAGGAACTTCAGTTCCCACTGCACCTGTACCTGATACGCCTGTCTCATTTATTTCTAGTTCAGGAACTTCAGAACCTACCGCACCTGTACCAGCCGTACCACTAACAGCTAAATCTTCATTGTCAGATACAATTGCCGTTCCAACATTAGCCGCTCCAGATACGCCAGATATGCTAAATATACGATCATTATGTATATCAACATAACCAGCTTCGCCTATAGACGGAACTCCAACAGGTGGCCTTGCCCTTGGATCTATTGTCCAATCTTGTGTAAATCCAATATAGACAACAACATTGTCTGGATCGTTATCTGGCCTACCATTAAATAAAGCAGTTGCGTCCACAACATTTTTAGCAGGAGTAAGTTGTGGATGTTTTGGCTCATAATCTTCAGGTGAAACACGCAAGCCATCCCAAGTCGTCTTCAGTTTGGTATACTTAACCCGAAGACCACTTATGTCGCTTATCGCGTAGGATTTTTTTCCTCTTGCGTATTTCCCCATTAAGATAAGTTCAGCGCAGTAGGCCGAATCCTTAAACTTACACCATCATTATCGGCTGAAGATGCAATGCTAAATGCGCGTTCATACATTTCATTTAGAAGTGTAAATTTTTCATTTGCAAATTTTATTGCTAATTTACTTGCTAACCCAGCACATATGCAATCGTTCCAACGATATGGAATGTCTGCATCTTGATTAGATGCTGTAATGTCATCAAGCTGATTAACAGCCCAATAGACCATACTATATGTTGTCCTGTCAGGTATTTGCCAAATATAAATCTTTGGAGTTATTTGACTATCCAACATATACTGACTTGGCTTACCGCTAGATGTTTTGTTTGGAAGTTGATTGTAATCCGCAATAGATACACGATTTATTATCTGGTCAGAAGTGTCTGTGCCAGAACTGTCTCGTATCACCGCATCCATAATATCAATTGTCCCTGCTGGCAATGTGTATGGCGTAGTTTGACCATTCACCAATGTCAGAGTTTTCTGCTCTACAGACCAATAGTTAATACCTCTATTAGCCCACTCAGAAAAAAGAAGGTTAAGACTGCGCCTTGCAGACACAGCCTTATCACCAGTTTGAGTTTGGGTATCAAGACCACAACGCTCAAATGCTTCAGCAATTATTTCTTCTACATTAGGTTTAAAGGCTACAGTTCCTGATAGTGCCATTTAACCCTCCTAGTATTGCTTAATTGCGCGCATCACTATTTGATACGCATCTCCAACTGCACCTGCACCAGTTGTTGTAAATTTAATGTCACCAGTACCATTTGCTCCGTAATCGGCAGTGTTTGGTAAACCTCCGAATTTAGAAAAATCTTGATAACCTGATTGATTTTCATCAAGGTGCATAACTATAACGTCAGCATCAGCGTCTGCTAATACCTCTACAGTCATTGCCTTAATAACCCACCAACATTCTGCAATTCTTAATCCTGTGCAAGTGTCTCCATTTGCACTTTTAGTAAGAGCAGAAACATCAATTTTACTAACGGCACTTTCGTTGCCACCATCTACATACTGATACTGAAAAGCAAAAACTACTTCCCTAGTGTTTTCTGAAATTTTTGTTACTGTTTTAATATCCGCCATTTGCTACTCCTATAGTTGTAGGTGGGGTTTCATCCCCACCATAAAGTTTTATGGACGAACAGGAGAGTTGTACGCTTGAGCATATAAAATCGTAATAACTGCAACACCAGCAGTAGTTCCTGCACTGCTTGTCACTGTAAGTTTAAGATCGGCAGTTCCTGTGTCAGCCCACTCACCTGTACCACCACCTTGTGTAGTTACAGTTTTAAGACCAGCACTTGTGCCTGATGCCAATGTATTTAAGATTGTTGTTGCACCACCAACTGTATCACCAACACTCAAGTTTGTTGTTGTGTTAGCCGCAGTAGACATATCAACTTTACAATCAATAATTTTAGATTTTGCTGGAATAACCATGTTGGTTGCACCTGCCGCAATAGCTCCATTTGATAGATCCATTGTGTGCGTTTGCATCATAACAACATAACCGACATTTGCTATGTCGCTTCCAACTGTTGTGCCTGTTGTGTTTTTGATAGTACCAGCCCGTACTGGGCCTGAAAATGTAGTTGTACCCATAATAATCTCCTGTCAGGGTTAAAGTCAGTCACACCATGCGACTGTCAGGGATAAAAGTACACTACAACAGCTTTAATTAAAAAGAAAGAGGCGATCCGAAGACCGCCTTTGATTTGTTGATTACCAATCTTTGCCATTGATTTTTACTTTGGTAGGACGTTGAATGATAGTCTGCCTTACACCTTCTCGAACACCATGATCTTTGACTTTAGCCATACACTCAACTGCATTGCCTTTGCCCCACTCATTAGAACCTTTGTATATCACAATATTCTCGTCAGCATCGCGGCAGATGTTGATGTAGCTTGTACCCCAGTTTCCACCATCCAACTCAACAACGTGCTTAACTGTGAGAGTAAAAGCCTGACGCTCTCCTACTGTGCCGACAAACTCACACTTGCCATCTCTAGTAGCCCACTCAGCTTTTTGAGCCGCACGCTTGTCAATCATCTTGACCATAGCGTTACGCATATTATCAGTTGGCTTACCAAACTGATCAACACCTCTTTTAACGGCTGATAAAAAACCTGCACCATTTGAATCTTCAAATTGAACAAAATCAATAATTTCTTGAGCGCGATCATCAGACGCGATCCAGTTTTTACGCTTTGTATTAGCGGCATTAGCCATTTTGTAATTGCGAATACTACTGTAATAGTTAGCTTCGCCTGGGTGATTATCTACATATGCCATTTTATAATTCCTTTATTTCTCTACCTATATACAATATATAGTACACTAAATAGAGTAATGCAAGGGGGTAAGTAAAAAAAAGAGGCGACCCTAAGACCGCCTCGATTAATCAAAATAATTTGATTTATTATATTACGCGCCTTCTGATCCGAAGATACCACGCCAGTCAGTGAAGCCGAAAGAATAACGCTCACGCACTTTGTAGCGCACGTTACCAGTTTCGAAATCACCTTCCATGCCTTTTTTCATAGGCGAACGTTGGAACATTTTCAGTCCATCTGGAACATCAGTTGTCACAAAGAACGCATCTGCATCTGTCAGACGACGCATCACATGATAACCTTTTGGCAAGTAGCCGCCAGATTTAATCGCATTGATGTCATTGTCCGCAGTACCTGTGCGAAGTTGTGATTCCAACAAACGCTCTGCAACAAAAGTGTAAGCTGTTGGGATAACCAACTGCGTACCTTGAGCGGCAATTCTAAGACCACGATCATCTTTCATATCCGCTATTTGGATAAGAATTGACTCTAGTGATGTCTCAGACAAGTCAGCCGCAGTTGCTAACGTGTTAGACTGGTTACCATTTTGCGTTGGGTGAGATGTACTTAAAAGAGTAGTACCATCTCCACCATTTGCAGTTGTTGCGTTATTTAAAACATTTGCCGCTTTGATTTCCTTAGTGGAAGCCATTGAGCGTGCAAGTGCTTTTGTATAACGAGAAGCGATTGAGCCATACTGACCATCTTCTTCAGCTTCCTCAGTGATTGAGAATGCCAATGCAATCGTTTCGTGTTGGTAACGTGCAGTCCATTGTTGAGACGCAGAATCATATGATACAGCAGATCCTTCGTTCTTTGTTGGAGCAGAACCGAAGCCAGATAAAAGTACATCTTCTTCAAACGCTTTTTGTGAAGTGTTTGATTCAAAGACTGCTTCGTATTCAGCAGGGTAACTGTCATATTCGAGGCCAAACAAGGTGTTTAGACCTGGCTCAAGCATTTTAGCAAAACTTGCTCTATTCATAGCCATGATTTAAATCCTTCCTTAAATACCAGCGACATTAGTACCAAGAAGGTGTTCGTTAATCGTAACCTCCATGATCGCGTTCGCACCAAAAGCATTGTCAGGTGCATCGTAAAGCGCAACGATCTTGCAAGAAGCTATTCCTGCCGCCATTGTGCCACTCAATTCAAATCCAGATTGACCTGTTAAAGTCGAACCTGCCCCTGCAACAACATCACAGCAATTCATGATATTTGTTTGTGCAGGAGATCCAGCAGACTGTGCTTTAAACACTGTGTACGGATCATCATATACATAAGCAATGATGTCAGTAGCAACTGTGCCTGAAGGCCAATACTCACTGTAAACATATGATCCATCTGAGGCTGTATATGAACAGCCATCGAATACACCAATGTTGTTGGTTTCTGTTGCAGTATGAGGAGTAATAGTACCAGCCGCAACAACAATAACCATATCACCTTTGAAGATGTTTTCTGCAAGTCCACTTGCAATAGTATATTTGTTGGTGCGAGGCGCATTACCGCTCATGTGACGAATCGGGACGAACCCGAATGCGGCGTCTACATTTGCCATTTTTTCGCTCCTATAGCGTTAGAGTTAATCGCTCATGGCAGAAAGATTTCTACCGCGACTTGAGGAAGATTTCCGTTCCTGATGGATTGGTAATCCGTTACGTCGTCCTAAAGCATCTAGATCACTAGCAATTGATTCATTTTGCTCACCATTCTTACTAGAATAGTATTCTTTCATTGATCTATGCCGTTCTTCTGGCATTTCACAAAGCAACATTCCTTCAATTCCTACACAACCTGCCCACTGTCCGTGATTGATAGTCGGAAACAACTTACTCTTCACAGTCTCAGCTTTGCGTGCTTCCCATCCTTCACGCATACGTTTGTATACGTTGTCTGGCGTATCCTTCCCTTGAATCGAGGTAGCTACCCACCTTTGGACGAAACCTGGACGAGCTTCGGGTGCATCCAAAAGTGCTGGGGGTTTCCATGAGGTTTCTTGACGAGCTTGCTCATCTCTCACAGAGTTTCGAGTTTCGTCTGCGCGCACATTTCTATTCTCAGTCATTATCTGGCTCCTTTTTGACGCCGTATTTCAGCTTCATATTGTTTAAGACCTTTTTCATCAGTGATTCCAAGTTCTCTAGCCATTTTGAGTTGTTCTTGCGACATTCTCACTCTATTGCCCTTGTAGTTTGACGAACCGCCTGTAGTTGGGGCGACTGGGGGTCTACTTTTTGCTCGTGGTCTACTTGGACTTGATCCCGAAGATAACTCAGGAAAAACCTTTTGTAAACGATTGTTTAGATGATCGTAATATTCATCAGAATTTTTGTCGTAACCTTCTAAGTCAAGTTGGACATCAATTGCACGAGCCGCCGCAGTTTCACGCTCAAAGCCAGCGGCATTAAACCAATTGTTTTGTTGCCACCACGACATAGCTTTTTGTGGAGCTGGGTTTTGCACAGCTTGTTGTGCGCGCCCAACTGTTGGAGATACAGCACGTTGCTGTTGTTGTTGCTTTTGCATTTCTGCAATTCGCATAGCCGCTCTCATATCAGCCATTTGCTCTTGGAAATTTACTTGAGCTTCTGTGTCACCTTCCTCCACAGCCTTATGTAAAGCCTGTTTGGTTTGGCTGTAGCGATCATTGAACAGTTGCTCTGCGGATTGCTGAGAGCCTTGCTCTAGTCGCTCTAGTCGTTTCTGAAGCTGTGCATTTTGCTCTTGTATCTGTCGAGATTGTATTTCAGCGTCTCTACGTTGACTGACAAGTTTTTGAATACGCTTCTGGACTTTCGGCCCATAGTCGTCTTCTTCTTGTTCTGGCTGTGCTTGTTGCTTTTCTTCTGCAACATCCTTCGCCTCTTCAGCCGCTTCCTGAACTGGATCTTCTACGACTTCGATTTCAAAATCTTCAGAGCTTCCTTTAGCCCTTTTGATTTCGTCTTCGATTTCTTTCATTACATTGCTTTCTACCATTTGGTTCACCCCACATACGCGGCGACTTCAACACCTTCTGGCAAAATTGATGTTATCTCATCATCATTTAGCAGAAGGAACTTAACGCCTTTTACAACAAGTTTCTGACCAGCATATTTTCCATAGGTTATGCGATCTCCGACCTTTGGACTTACATCGGCACGCCATCGCTTGCCAGTGTCTCTGTCCCGATACGCTAAATCACCCAAGGCGCAAACTGTGCCATGAGCGGTAAGGTATTCTTCATTGTCTTGTGATATTGTTGGCAGATGTAAACCACCTGCTGTTTTAGTTTTAACCTGATTAGGTTGAACCAAGACCTTCCAATTTAAAGGTATCGGCAGTTGCTTTGAACTGATCTCTGAATCAGTTTCTTCGTCTTTATATATTTTGTCATGTTGATGAGACACGTTATACATCCTCTTCGTTTATATTTTTAATCGTTTCGAGGATAATATCTGACGCTTGCATTAAGCCTTCAGATATACCCACGTTTTTTTGATATGAGTTGAAATCGGAAATCCGACCTTCAACCATACTTTTAGCTATTTCTAGCTTCTCCTTCTCCAGATTTTTTCGGATCTGTTGGAGCAGATCGCTGACTGTCATTCTTGACACCTCCTGTCATGGAGACACCTGTAACATGAACAGTTACGTCTTTACTTTCTGAAGCCATTAATATCTCCCTTTTGATTTGGCCTTTTTCTTCTTTACCTTCTTTTTAACTTTTTTAACAGCCTTCTTTTTTCCGTACTTCATTTTACTTCCTCCTTTCATTAACTTTCCAAAACTTGCGCGGTTCATCTGTACATTGCACCTTTCTTAAACTTTGAAAGAATTTTTAATGCTCCTGCCTTCATTCCTAAAAAACCAAGTGGGCCAAAGGCAATAGTAGCAATATCAGATTTTTTACCATCATAGTAATCTTTAAATCTATTATCTTTAGATGAAAGTATATTAGCAACTTTTAATATAAATGGACTACTTGTAATTACACCTTCTTCTGAATCTGAAAATTCATCAGTCTTTCGTGTTTTTTGCAATCTATTGTAAGCATCATAAGAATCTAAAAGCATAGGAAACACAGTTACATCAGATAAACCCATGTCTAAAAAACCACGTCCTTGACCACCAATTAAATTGTCTACTTGATTAGGATTAAGTGGAGTATTTCTTTCAAGAAATACGTTTAATCTATCTCTAGTAGGCGTCATGCTGTTTTGTATTGTGCCTTGCTCTTTCTCATACTGAGCGCGAGGCATACCAAATTTTTGTTCAAACAAGTAGTCTTCGTAATCTACTTCGCCTACACCAGACAATGCACCTTCATCAGCCATTACACACTCCCACCTGACAACTCACGCGCCAGTATCTTTAATGTATCCGCAAAGCCTTTATCTAGCTCTTTAGCGGCTATTGCAAACTTTCTGGGAGAAATGTCATCAGACTTTAGACCACGGCGTTCTAAGAAGCTCTTTGCCGCTCTGATCTCTGCTTGCGCTACTTTTTTAACTGCCGCTTTAGCCATTACATTTGATCTCCGTTTTCGCTTTCACCCATACTATTTAAAGCACCATAACCAATTACAGGTGGAAGTGCATAAGTAGGTATACCCTTTTTAATTACTTGCTCTCTAAATTCTGGCGTTATCTTAAAACCTTTAGTTCTAAACATATCAGTAGTTTCACCTTGAATTGATGGTGGTGACAAGTCTATTTGCTCTATTTGAGCGTTTTTATCAAATTTACCAAGAAGTTTCTTTAATCTGTTCTGAACATCACGTTGATAAAAGTTTACTGCGCCTTCTCTTGGGTTGTCTGTACCACCAACTTTGCCAATAGCACCTATATCGTCAGGAAATGTTAAATAATCAATATTAGGATCATTTACTGCATCCATAATAGATCTATTGAGTGCCTGATCCACCCACTTGTTTTGAGATGATAGGAAAGGTGCGCCTGGATTCTTATAAGATTCACCACCCTCAAAGTGATCATCTTTTATTTTTCTGTATTCACTAACAGTATCGGCAATATCCATTTCAAGTAGCATATTATCAGCATTTAAATTGCCATAATATCTTCTGAAGCCTTCATTTAGCCAATCTACTGGCTTTGAAGCCATATATTCCTGAACATTCTCTACGCCCAATGGTTCTCTAGTCCAAGCGGCTTGCATTCTAGCAGACAGTAGTTCATCAGCTTTTCTTTTGTCATCACTGGCAAGTAGATTTACACCTCTAAACTCGTCAAAGTTGTAAAGTTGTAAGTGCAAAAACTCCAGTTCATCTTCATTCATTAATGATGTATCTAATGGAAGCTCATCTTTAATTTTAAAAGCACTCGCCATGTCTTTAAAGCTATCGTTTTGCTTTGTAGGGTCTTTAATTATTTTGTTTATTTGAAAAATAGCCGCTTCACGCCCAAGTCTACCCAACTCTTCTTCGCTTAAATTATTGGCAAACATCTTTCGATTATTTTCTCTAAGTTTCTTTTTGTCAGCTATCATTTTTTCGTTTAGGTCATTTAGCCTAGAAACTAATATGGTTTCATTGTAGCTACGCGGTTTTCTATCCCCTTTTAGAGCTTGCTGTGGATCTGATTGTATTTCACCTACATATCTAGCAATTGATCCAAAACCTCCACCTGTCTCAGAAGCTGAGTCTACTGGGAAATCTCCTGTACGAGTATGAAATATTGTACCAATATCATCGTCGCCAAAGTGCTTACTGCCAGCAAATTGATTAAAAGGTATTTTCTCTGTAGGATCAGTGTATTGATACAAATTTTCCATGTATCGTTCTGCGCCTGCTGGAAAATAACTTGAATATTGTGTGTCACCTGCTTCAAAACTATTAGGTTGCTGTATGTTAAATCTATTCATAAACTCTGGTGGGTCTAGCAAAAATTCTTGGCCAAGTTCGTTACGAACTCGTCTTTCCAAGTAAGCATCTAATTTATCATCACCTTCTTCTTTCATGGCTTCTAAAAACTCTGAATTACTAAATTCACCAGATTCATAAAATGTTTCACGATCAGATGGGTTAGACTTCATATCATCAAGAACCTCCAACTTAGCCTCATTGACCATAGTTGTATCTTGCATTGCTTCTTCTACAGCAATATCACGATTTTCAAAAAGAGTTCTACCATTATCATTCCCACCAGTTAACCCTTCAGGAGCCACTCTTCGCTCTGTATATAATCTTGGATCGTTTTGACTAAGATATTCAACAATTTCATCTTTGGTAACTTTCTTACCTTCAAAGAAATTATCTGCGCCAGACCACTCAAGCTCATCTGCCTTTGCGCCATTCTTAATCATCATAGCTTTTAACTGTTCGTAAGAACCTTTATTCTGAGTCAAATCTTTAGCCGCCTTCAACGATGGGCTAAACAATTTTGCTAGAGATCCAAAAGTTTTTACTAAGTTAACCATATTACCACGCTTTACATGACCAGTATCTGGCCTTTGTCTTTGGGCCAGGGTTATCACAATTATGACGCGCTCTGAAGCTCTTTCTGCGGCCTGCCTGTGCTTTCTTAATCTTCATATTGGCGTCCCCAAAGGTAACTTTCTTAACTTTATCGCCATCAGTAACATATACAACAGACTTCTTCTTGCCATAAGATGGTTCACCTTTAGCTATTCTGCGTGGCTTGTTTAGAGTTACAGTTCTACCTTGGTATTTTGCCATTATCGTTTAACTCCTAAATTAGTTGGGCTTAGTATGCCATCTTCTATATCTTCAGAACCTCTAAGATATTTAAGTTCTACAGGTATAGTTGACCTACCACTTTCTATGCCTTCAATGATCCTATGGTTGCCTTCAACCACAAATGGCACGCCATCTTCACGCACATGGATAAGAATTGGAGAAGCCTCGTAGCCACCCTCTGCAATACTTTCCCTGAGATCTTGCATTTTTCTTGCGTCAGGTCTAAAGCTCTCTTCACCCATTGAGCCTCTAACATCTACAAGCATATTTGGATCAATTTCTATTGGCTTGCTAAAGTATCCAGTTACACCATCTGAGTTACCTAAGTTTGCCCGATATGTATTTGGAGGCGCATTCTCTTTTGAGCGTTCAGCAAATCTTATTTTGCTTGCAAGCCAATCTTCGTTTGGGTTGTCCACTTTCAGTGTAGGTTGTGCATCTTTGGCAATTTGTATTGTAATTGCGTTAGCTTCACGAGGATCGATAACACCTGAACGAGCGGCAGTTTCCAATGTAGCCTGAATAGCTTCATCAGATGCAGATGCAATGTCATCTGTGTCTATTCCAATTTGCTTTGCAATGTCAGCAAGTTTTTGGTTGGACTTAACATTAAGACCAAACAACTCACGACCCAGAGACATAGCTAATTTACTTAGGGAGCCAAACATTACTTCTTATGTACTTTCTGAATATCAAATGACGCTTTTCTTACAGCACCTTTATGTGGTTTGTATTCGCCCTTCATCAGCTTATAGCCTTTACCAGACTTCATCCAATGGTAACCTTTTGGTGCTTGTACTGTCTTCTTAACCATTACTTCTTGCCTTTCCAACTTATGCGCTTTTTAGATGTCTTTTTCTTAGTGGCTGTTTTACTCGCCTTGCTTTTGCATTGTGCCATAGTTGGTCTACATGCTGGGTAACCTCGTTTAGTCTTTGTGCGTGACTTACGACCACAAGGCTTACCTGTCTTGCAGTCAACCCAACCTTTGCCATTGTTTTGAGAGAACCAAGTTTTTAAGCTGTTACTACTTTTTTTTGGCACTTTTCTTACCCCAATTTTTTGCGCCTACCTTGCGACATTTAACTAAAGCACCTGACCCATAAGCAGAAGGCCATGTACCACCATTGCGTGTGTATCTGCCTTTTACTTTTCTATAACATGCGTCTCGTTTAGCTTTTTTCTTTGCAGGCATTAACTTTTATCCTCTTCGGCAATGTTATTAAGCGCACCAACTCCAGTTCCACCAAGTAATGTTAAAAATCCACCATTTCTTATAAAATTTTGCAAAACTTCGTTAGGGGTTTTATTTTCTTTTATTGCTTTATTTTTAGCTCTTTCACGGATTAATTCCATAAATGTGCCTTGGCTACTTTCAGCAACACCTGTTCTGTCTGCGCCACCCATCCACATATTAGCTTGAACTTGCGCTGGAGTTTGACCTAATTCATCAGCTAATTCGTTTATAAAGTCTTCAAATGCACCATACTCATTATTGTTTGGCATTTGCGCCCATGCTTGTGGCACATCGGCAATTGTTTTACCTGTTTCATCTATAGGTACATTAAGATCTATTGCGCCTTCTTTAGCCGCTTTTTTAAAGTTAAATGATGGTATTTCTTTTTCAACTTTTCCTGATTTAAATTTACGAACTGAAAAATATTGTTCTGCTTCTGGGAATGTATTTATAACATTTTCCATAAAATCATAACCAACATCTGTTCCTGTATTCAACCAATCTGGGTGTTTAGATGCCATTGCCATGTAACGTGTAAAATGCAAGTCAGCCGCAATGTTTCTTCGGTTTCCAAGTAAACTATTTGTAAATCCTTTTGGCTTTGGTTGTTCTGCCCAAGATCCTTTACCTGGAGAAACATCAGGCTCTGGCAAAGCTCCATACACACCTTTTAATAATTTAGATGTGTTCATTTCTTGTAAACCAGCAGTCTTGTGACCATAACCTTTTGGACGTGTTTTTGCTATTTCTTGAGCATCTTTTAAATTTTCAACATTTAATAATTGATCAACATATTCTGGATCATTAAAAAATCTACCTCGCGTTGCCGAAGCACTAGCCATATTCATAGGAACATTAGAACCTGGGCTAGTCGTACCCATAAGATACAAGAACTCTCGCCACTCAGCATCACCTTGTGCTTCACCAAGTTCGCCTACAAACCAATCTCTTAGTTCTTCTGTGTTGTACCAATCATTGCCGCCAATCTCTTCGCCACGGCGAATGTCTTTAAGAAGCTCTGCTCTAACTGGATTTTCTGGATCTCTTAATGCTTCAAGAGAGGTTTGAACACGTTCACTGTAGCCTTTTGCTGGCTTGTATCGGAGGTATGTAAGGTCAGATCTATCTGGAGCCGCTCCACGATATTCTGGTTTAGATCCAGCAGGTGCATCATACATACTTAAAGGTGCAGGAGATGGAGTGTCACCAAGATCTGAAAGCGCACCTATTTTTTTACCTGCATAATCAACAGCTTCTTGTAATGCGCGTCTTCCAAAGTTTAATATACTCATTACTTCTTAGCTTTCTTTTTCTTCTTACGTTTCGAAACAGCTTTTAAATCAGCACCAGTAATTTTCTTTTTATTACCTGCAACCGCCGCTAACTTTTTTTGTTTTGGGGAATACTTACTGTATGGCATGTTAGCCTCCTAGAAGTTTGTTCATCATGTCGTGGACGCTACCGCCATCAAGTTTCATAACTTTTACTTTGACATCTCTGCCATCTGGCATTTCCATCATTTCTTCGTCATCTTCGTACATCATTTCTTCGTCATCTTCATCGTATTCGTCGCCGAGTACATGCTCTTGGTGGCACAACAATAAAAAGTTAACGAGTTGATCATCTGATAGTTCTAATCCATCAGCGTCATGTGGGAAGCCCATTTTCTCTTCAAAGAGAATTGCATTGTCTTCCATGTTTCCGATATTTACTTCAGCCATTTTAACCTCCTAAGTTACTTGGGCGCATTCTAGGCATTGGGGATGTCATTTCAGTCATACCTGCCGCTTCACCAGTAGGTAAATTACCAGCCTCTATGTCACGTTGCCTTGCATCGAACTCCAGACGTTTTTGAGCGGCATATTTTTGTTCCATAAACCTTCGCATTTCTTCTTCACTAAGATTTGTTGGCAATGCTTGGTTCATAGCCAACTCACGTTCAGCTTCTGAAATTGCACCAGAATCAGGCATCGCACCCACAACACTACCAAACATCTCACGTTGGCGATCAGTAAGTGCGCCACCATTTTGGATCATTTTGCCAAGATCCATTAATTCTTTTGCGGATTCTTCATCCATGTCATTCGGATTAATGCTTTGCAGAAATTGCTTTAGCAGTTGAAAGTCAGGGTTTTCTTCGATGTTTGGCATAACTGCCTCCTTTTGTATGTTTTAATTTAAACTAGCTAAATATTCTTCGTATGCTCTATCTTGCGCTTTACCAAAACTACCAGAACTTATTCTTCCAAAATAAGGGCTATCATACACATCCATACTACCTACACTATTAGCTTCATCATTTATAAAGTTTTTGTATATGTCAGAGTCATAAAAACCTTGATCTATTTCAGGTATTAACTCATTATTAAATTCACCTTTTTTATCAGTGCCTTCTGGCATTCTCGTACTATCTTCGTCTTCACTCATTCTTGCGCCAGTTAAATATTTTTCTTCAATGTATGTTCCGTCTGGAGTTTTATACATTACTGTACCATCGTCTAAAGTTTCTTTTGTTAGCAATTCATCAATTCTTATTCCAGATGCGTATCTACGCAACCAATCTGGCATACCTACGCCTGACCCACCTTTGTAGTATCTATTGAATATATCGTTAGCAACGTCACTTCTTGACGTATCATTGTTATCGTCTGATCCACTCATACGAGCTTCTCTTGCTTGGGAGAAAACAGATGTAGAGTTTTGATCAATTCTGTCGTTTGAATTGCTTCTAGAGATACTTGGATCATAGTTTACAGTAGATGTACCATCGTTGTATCCAACATACTCACCTTTATCGTTGTATATTGGAGTAGCTCCAGCTTGTAACGCCGCAGTCTGTTCAGCTATAACAGCTTTTCGATCATTGATGCCACCTTCCAACATCTTCTCACCTAAATAGCCACCAACTAAAGGAACAGCCATACCTGGCAAGAATGATGTAAAGTATGCCAAATCACTTGGTGGTATATCTCTTTTCATTATTTGATTTGCTATTGCCGCATTAGCCGCACCTGTATCCATACCAGTTGTATCAACTTGTAGATTGTTGCTGAAGTCATCAGATACGCCGTAAACGTAGTCTGGATTTTTACCTTCAGCATCATAAGTATAGCCACCACCTTCTAGTGATTCACCAGTCATAGTATTAACCAACTGACCATTTACATAAGCGGCTCTATCACCAGGCGTTAGTAGGTTTGCCATTGTCTCTCTACTTGAATTTAATATCGGCGCACCACCAAGCCCACCGAATCCTTCAATGTTATTTGTTTGATTATCAAAAGTACCACGAATTACTTTGCCAGTTGATGATGCTTTATCACCAGGCTTTAATGGTAGACCTGTAGCATCATCTATAAGCTGACCACGAACATATGAAGCTCCATCATCTGGTGTAAAGAAGTTAGCCATTTCCTCGCCTTGCGAGTTGTATACATTCTCAAGTCCAGTGTAATTTGCTGTCGTCGTCGCAAACTGAGGAGCGTTTCCTGACGCAACCGACGACAATGCACCCACTTGCTCACCTCCAACTACAGGTTCAGCATTTCTTAATCCATATTGATCAACGAATGATGGACTTGCACCAAATTTACCTGTTTTAATAAAATTTACCCAATCTCCATCATTTGCAGACCCTGGTGAAAGGGCAAACTCACTGCCTTCATCAAATGATGCTTGACCTATTTTTCTAAATCTTTCCCTATCTTCTGGGCTACCATAGGCAATTTCATTTGCTATAATGACATCTTGACCAAGATTGTTCATTGTTTCTGGTGCGCCAGTGTATGTTCTTGTTTGGAATCCTTGACCACTATCTTTAAATTCAAATCCATCGCCAGCATAAACACCATATCTACTAACTTGACCAAGTGCGCCGTTGTCACCATCCATAGATATTGGATCGATGCTTAAATCTTTTGGACGAAGACTCGGTGTTCCAGATGTCATATATCTAGGAGTATCCAACGCATTTTCTGCGACATTTACTATGCCTGAAACATTGTTAAGAGCATTTTCTGCTACATTTACTATGTCATTAGTTTTAAAAGGATCTTCGTTAGAAACAAGCTGAACATTATTTAAATTATCAGTTACTGAGGGAGCAGAAGCAATAACACTAGGAGGGGGAGATGATGGTAAAGCTCCATAATTTACAGCAGGAGTGCGATCTCGTCTATCTCTTGATGTATTAACTACTGTTGGCTTTGGTGGCGTATATACTGGCTTTGGTGCAGAGAAAACTGCCGCCGCACCTTTTCTATCTGCCCTTGATCCTCCGCCACTACTTGCCGCTCCAGAACTAGATCCACCTGAACCTCCACCACCGAAGCACATAAAAACTGGATTCTTTGGAAATAAATTACTGATCATAATTCTACGCTCTCATAGGTGGTTGATTTGGTTGCCCCGACATAGGTGGCTGTTGTGCTTGTGGCATTGCGCTTGTAAATGCGCCTAACGCACCCACATCACCGCCGCCTGCCATCCGACGCTTAATCTCCATTACTTTATCAACCAGATACTTATTCATGTCAATTGGTTGCTGACCCCCACCTTGGGAGGGCAGTGGGGGCGCACCTTGTGGTCTTTCTTGTGGTAAACCTCCAAAAGCCGCAGGATTTATTGGTGGCAAGTTATACTGTGGGGGGTACATTCTTCATTGCCTCCATTTGAATTTTAGCGTTATTTTTTTCTCGTTCTAGCTGTAGGTCTGCCTCCAACTTAGTGATCTTGGCTTGCATGTCAGCTTGCGCCTTCGCCATTTCGATCTCCATGTCTTGTCTCGCTTCAGCTTGCTTGATCTCGATATTTGATTTTGCTTTAGCTTGATCCGCCTGAATTTGTGCTTGCGTTCTAGCCTTGAGTGCTTCGGTTTCAAGTTTAGCAAGTTCCTGTGCATATTGCAGTGGATTGCCTTGCTGACCTTGTTGTCCGCCCATCATGCCTTTCATTGCCTCGATTTGTTTCATCTGAGGTGATGCCTTCACAACTTCAGCCGCACGTTGACTGATTAGACGATCCATCTCTGGATCTACTGCTTCAAATTTAAACTTAGGATCTTTGAAGTTTGGCAACATGGGCATAGGCATATTGATACTTGCCTCCATGCGTTGACGATAGAGAAGCGCAATATGTTCTGCTATATGTGCGATTAATACAGGTTGCATAGCTTTCGCACCAGGATTTCCTGCTAATGACGGATCTTGCAAGAACTGCATGTGAACTGCAATGTGTGCATCGTGATCTTGCTCTGGGAATGCACGAATACCTTTGCCGTACAATACGCTCATATTCTCGTCAATTGGATCCATTTGCACAGCTTCTTCTGGCTTCTGCAATATTTGATCTATGTTCGGAATCCGAAGTGCTTCGTACATACGTTTGTATGCCTCGTATAAATCATGGAATTGTGGAGCAGATCGTGACATCTCCAGAACAGCTTGTGCCTGTGCAATGCGCTGTGCTGTTGAGAATATGTTTGGATCACTAACTGGTATGATATCAATTCGATCATCAAAGTCAGTTCGATAGATGATATCATCCGCACCAGCTTGTGAGAAACTAAACTCGTCAGGTAAATTTTCAGCATTTAATTGCGCTAACAACTTAAACTCTTGGCCTTGTGCATAATGCAATCTCTTGTGTATCGCACTGAATGCCTTCGATCCTTGCTCGATCAACGCAACAGTTGAGCCAACAGGTGCATTCGGATTTACATCTCCGACATTTAAATCTGCCGTACTTGCAAATCTCTGACCAGCATCAACCATAAAGCCTAGCAAATTAAACAGAGATCCACTTGGCTCCTTAAACGGCAATGGCATAATAGCTTTGTTGATATCATCAACTGTACTGTCGATATCATTAAACTCGCCTGGACTAATCTGCATGTCGCCACCTTGGACACGACCACGCAATTTAAATCCACCTTGCATGTTGCTGAATGCGGCACTGTCTAGTAATGCACGCAATGATCCAGTTGCCGCTTTACCCAAGCCACCAATCATGTGGTACAAGCCAAAGCCATAGAACCCTAAACCTGGCAAGAACTTATATGACACAAACCAATCGCGGCGTTGTTTCATCTCATCTTCTTGCTTCCAGTTGCGTCTAATGCTCACAACATTTTGGTTTTCATAGTCAATCGTAATCACATACGGCAATGCAACTGCATTATCGTCAGATTCGCCATCAACCATTTCTTCGCCATCGAATCCGTCAAACAAATCGTACACATGCATTTCGAGCAGTGTCATTACATCATCGTTGCTATCATCGTATTCATCGACGCCTTCAATCTCGCCAATTACATCACCTGATGGATCAATCGTATCTCCGCCAACATACTTAGTCGGTAGGTAATATCCGTTCTGAACATAACGATTGAAGTCGTTCTTTGGCATACGAATAATATGCGTGTAGCGTGGCGATGTGTGTAAGTCTTTACTTTCTGGTGCTACCACAAAGTCTTCTGCTTTCACAAAACTACTGCATTGGCGATCCATGTTTACATCCCACCAAACCTTCTTGAAGGTATGACCGATTAACGGAAGGTGGAATAGCATCTGATCTAAGTCAGGGAAATACTCAGGCATTTCCTGAGTGATTTGGTAATTCATAAACTCACGAACACGACGACCTTGCTCTTCTAGCTCTTCGTCTGGGTTGCCTATGATTACAGATTTAACTGGCCCACCTGATGGGTAAAGCTCTGCAATTGCCTTCGCATTGAATTGAGTTGCCGCTTCAGCGATTAACGGATGCACCACAACTGAAAGTCCGCGTGTTCCACGTTCATCTTCGCCTTCATCAAGTCCACCATCTGGATCGAGCGTCTTCAATCCTTCTTTGTAGCGTTCCTTCCACTCTGACCGAGCTTCTTCGTCATTTTCGTAATAACCTACAAGTTCTTGCGCTTTTCGTGCGAGATCTCGTTCATCCATCTGTTCAGCTAAGTTGGAATCAAATTCTGCGGCATCTGCCTCGTCCATTGCATCTAACTCTGGGTCACCAATCAGAACATCGCCATCTGCAAGCTCCTCGATCATTAACTCATCACTAGGTGCGCCTTCAGCAAATGGTATAATATTTGGGTCAGCCATAGAGCGTAATCCTTTGTTTTTCTACTGGCTCGTCGTCTTCAGGGTCTTCACTGTGACCAACAAACCATCCTTTTCGTAAACGCAACCAAGCCTGTGTACAAGTATCAACAACGTCATCGTTGGGGTGTGCAGGAAAGGCCGCGCATATGTCTATTAAATCTTTAGCCCATTTTCGATCAGAAGGGTAGTAAATTCTTCCGTCTTCTAAAAGTGCGCTCGATGCGTGCGCTCTGGCTTCCTTATCTCGATCAGGAGAATAAGCTAAAACTGGTATTCCAGCCATGCGTAAATCTTGCAGTAGAGATTGACCTGACGCTTTCTTCTCGATCAACACAGCGTCTGGCTCCCAATCGTCGTAAGCCTCTTGTGCAATCCGCCTTAACTCTGGGTAGCTCACCTTATCGTACCAAGCCTCCAATACAATCGCACACATTGCGCCTTTGTGTCTGAATACACCCCAAGTTGTTCTGGCACTAAAGCTAGAGCTTTCCTTGGCTTCGAATGCAGTATCCCATGACTGAAGAACATATTCTATCTCTGGCAAGTCTTGCTTTTCCCAAGGAACCCACCACGATGCCCTGAGAATACCACCACCCTTTGGCGATGGCCTTTGCTGTAGCTGACCAGCAGATGCATAAGATCCAAGAGATCTTTCCAGAATAGATAAAGTTTTCTCGTCAATTCTGTCAGGCCACAGCAACTCACCTTCCTTTGTTCTTGGATCTGTAAACCCAAGTGACGACTTCATCGGATTCGGCGCACCCACTTCGTAACGAGCAGGCAACATTAGGTGATCCCACTCATCTCCAAGTTGATTTGCCAAGACGTGACCTGTGAGATCCTGTTCGTGTAGCCTCTGCATAATAATTACAAATGCACCAGTCTGCGGATCGTTTAGTCGTGTCTGCATGGCCTGATCCCACCAATCCAATACACCTTCACGCACTTTAGAACTATCTGCCTCTACAGAGTTGTGTGGATCATCGATGCATATGATATCACCACCATCACCAGTTAACGCACCACCGACTGACGTTGCGATTCGATAGCCTGTCTTATCGTTTTCAAATCTCTGCTTTTGGTTTTGATCATCTGTTAAATTAAACTTATCGCCAAAATGCGCCTGATACCACGGACTGTCGATTAACCTTCTACACTTCGTACTATCCCTGATCGACAAGGAGCTTGCGTAAGATGCATATAGAAACTTTTTGTGAGGTTGGTGCGCCCACGTCCAAGCTGGCAGAGCAACAGCCACGCTGATTGATTTCATATGTCGAGGTGGCACGTTTATAATCAGACGTTTGATGTCGCCTTCGACTACAGCCTGAAGGTGATCACTGATCGCATCGATGTGCCAGTTGTTCTTGAAGGGAACGCCAGGTTCAATCGTAGGCCAACTAGCCTTCGTAAATTCCCTCAATGATCTGCGATACTTCTCCGCTCTCACCTGTTCCAACGTCAGTCCTGCTAAATGCGTCCTCAATTGATTTGAGCTGATCATCTGGTATCCTTGTTAAATCTATGACGTGTTTCTGTTCGACAGTGGTTGCAACCTCTTGCTTGTCCACCCACCCAGCTCTGTTCTTCAGGAAGAATATCATCGCTGTATTATCTCTATCAATCGTGGCCTTTTCAAAGAGCGCGTTAGTCACGGCATCTATGCCACGAGACTGTCCTCTTTTTATTGCATCCGAAAATTCCGAATTTTCTGACTGATGAAGCATGAAAGTTGACACTGAAACGCCTAGCATTCCAGCCGCCTGTTCTTTCGTTAATCCCTTGGTCATAAGATTTTCTACGTTAAGCAAAACTTCATCGGTGATCTCGAACTTCGGTCTACCGACTGGATTTTTAGTTTTGACATCTGACATAGTGTTGACCTTTCTTTTCAGTGGTTAGCTGTATTTAACGAAATATAGCCTAACTCTTAAAAAAAGAAAAGTATCAGATCAAAAATCTATTTATGTCATTTATGGCATATTTATGGCATATACCAAATCTGCCATAATTCATCTACTCTATACTCCTTATTTATATAGTTATTATATATATATATATATTATTATTATTATTTATGTCATACTGTCATACCCCCCCCTTCTCCCCCACAGGTATAGGTATGGGGGGGTAAAAAATAGGGGGGATCTATTAGGGGGTACATGCCATATATGCCAAAAATGCCATAAATCACTTTCGCCCTTATTTTATTGATAAAAAAGCCAAAAAATAGTATGCCATAAATACTGCCATAAATACTGCCATAAATAAAAACGTGAGAAAGGAACAGATATGAGTACAGTTTACGTTGTGACACGACCCAGAGAAAATAAGTTTGGATGGACTCCAGATTTATCTGACGCCACGAAGTATGGTAAGTTACAGGTTATCTTTGAGCCTGACGAGAAACCACAATTTAATCCGAGCCGAGCTATAAACATTGCGAGAGTTATCCTTCAGTCGTTTAGTGAAGATGACTATCTACTGTGGGCTGGTGGCGGAGATCCAGTAGCTGTGATGATTGCATGTATGGTAGCCTCTGAAAACTGTGATATTGTGAACGTCCTCAGATGGGAGCGCAACTTCAACGAGGGTGAGCGAGATCGCCGTAAGGGTTGGTACTTACCAGTTAAGATGGATATGTCTTAAACTTTTTTTATTTTTATTCACTTTTCCTATTGCTATACTATATACAGTATGCTACATAATGTATGTAGAAAGAGAAAAGGAATACAAAAATGTTAAACAAAACTAAAAATGGAAAATTTGATCAACGATCTGCTTATGGCAGAAGAATGCAATCTATTGCAGATAATCCACCAACTTTGGCTGATAAAATATCTGACCTTCACAAAGAAATAAATGTTGAAGCTAAGAAAGCTGAAATGGCTAATAGTAACATTCAATATCTTTTAAATAAAATTGCTCAATTGTCTGAAGGAACTGAGGTTTTAACTATGGAAGACCTAGATAAAATTGATGAAGCACTTGAGGGGGAAGTATAATGTCACTTAATATTACACAAACTGAAATCAATACACTTTGGGACAAGGGATACCGCCCTTTTGAAATTTATACATCTAACCCAGAGCCTGTAATGTATCACGGCAAAATGGAAGAAACTAATGCAGTTGGTGGTTGGGATATCAAACACATCTTTGCCACACGCGATGAAATTGAAAACTATCCAAACTTTGACTGCATCATAATGATAGACAGTGTTGGTTATTGTACTGAAATCTTTCACGGCAATGAAGTTAAGTCTAACAAGTCATCTAATTTCACAGACCTTGAAATGAATGTTCTTAACATTTTAGCTAACAATCACAAAAACTTGGATGATAATGGTCAATGGCAATCAGATGATGGGGAGTATCCTCACCTTGATACATGGGAGCTTACTATTGATGGTAGGCCACAAAATTTAACAATATTCACAAAATATGATTTAGACCCAAAAGTATATAGGGGTGTTATCTCTAGCCTTATTCAAAAAGGCGCAATTGAAACAGACGAATATGAAGCTGTTGCAGTGACAACTAAAGGGCGTCGTGTTCCAACAATTTTACAGGCAATTGCTATCAACAAAGAAACTTTTAAGGAGGTGGCGTAATGGGTAACGTAATATTTTTAAATTCTGATTACTCACAAGGGTATAAATGCGCGAAAGAAGAAGTCGCATCTGGAGAAATTTACTGCGTAGAAAGTTCATTGATGTTGTTTGCACAAGATCCAGCAGACAATGATTTTCAACGTGGTTTTGAACAAGGCTTGAAAAGTCTAATTAAAAAGGAGAATAAAAATGGGTTATAAATATTGGACACAAGCGGAGGACGCAGAGCTTGTATTAATGCGAGAAGCCAAGGTATCTACCAAGGAGATCGCCAAAGCGTTAAAGCGTTCACCCTCGTCAGTTATGAACCGCATAGCTGTTAAAGACATACCATATGGCAAGCCAAGTGTTATCGATGAGATTGCATCCGTTGGTGTTGCATTTGGTGAGCCTGACACAGTTCAAACAGAAAAAGAGAAGCAAGCAAGTGAAATGCAATCTCTTAAAAATGCGCTTGAGGAAATGGAAGAAGACATCAAGCCAAGCAATTGGTTTCCAAAACTAAAGCGTTGGTTAGGATTTTAAAATGGAACCAATAAAAAAATTGTCGTCTAGTTACTGCCCTCACTGTCGCAGTATAAAACTAGCGGCAAAGGATTCTAGGGCGCATTCTGCCTTTGGATTTTTAACTACAAAACGTCGAAAGGTTTGCCCTAAGTGTGACTATAGGGTAACCACAATCGAACTGCCGTTACATCTGGCAGAAGAAATATTTCAAGAAACTTAGAAAGGAATGAGTATGATTATTAAGAGATGGAAGTTTAAAGGTTTCAACCACATAACCTTTACCAATGACTTCCCTGATTGGATTAAGATGAACTCAGGCAAAAGGTTAGGCCACAAGAGTTTGTGGGTATACACACAGTCAGGTGAAGTTCCCATCGAAAGTGGCAAGTGGATATCAATTAACTTGCGTGGTCACATTGAAGTCCACGATAAGAAACCAAAGCTACTATTTAATGTTGGACTGACAAAGGAAATCTTCTCTGGATTTCTGTTAGTTGCCACACTTTTAATTGTAGTTGTAGGACTGATGGTTTTGTGATAAGAAGAATTTGACTGCTCGACAAAGGATCTTTTCTTTTCTCTTCCTGTATCCTTGTCTTACTAAACTAGACCCACTTGGCCAGGTTTCGCACTGCAAAGGTGGGTCTTTTTTTATTGCCTTAGACATCATCAAACTTTATAGTTATGCGGTAAGGTGGTTAAATGAAATCAGTTATTATCGGGCATGTTAATATCAGATCTCACTTCAGGCATATTCGCTACCAAATGCGCTAACATTAATACGAATATAACCGCCACCTTACACGACTATTTTCCTAAATCAATCGGTCTTAGTTTTGGCATGAGAGTGCTAGACGATACCTTATCTGTCTCTATACACTGACCCATGCTATCCATATCCTCATATGGTTTGTATGCTTCTGGCAGTGCATTGCCGCATTCATATGCAGTTCTATACAAAGTTTTCTTTTGGATCTCTGTACCATCTATGACATATGTCAGGACAAGCATTGTGTAGAAAGTCATAACGCCTCCTTATGCTTTTCGAACTTTCCGTTGGCATCAAGTTTCGGAATTGTAGTTCTTTTCCTTTTGCTTGCGATCTCACCTCCACACGCCATGTAGCCAGCCCCATCGACCCAATTGTCAGGATGTTCTGGATTTGATTTGATTCGTGCAACTTTCAGGAGGTTCATCATAACACCTACATCATGTGTCTTTACCTCTACACCTAAGTAAGTTGACCAGAAGTCTGCAATCATCTTGAAGTTGTCCTCCATGTCGCCATGATCAGACGCCCTATCTTTCGTTACATATTTCTTGGCAGTGTCGAGGATGTCACCTCGCGTTGCTTCTTCTATATGTTTGCTCGTAGCCCATTTAGCCATTTGTTTTCCTTTCTTATAATTCTAATACCATTTGAGTAATAACTTTACTTCCAGAGTTATATTGTTTTGTTTCACCTTTAGGGTAAGGGAACTGATCGTAGTTTAAAGACTTAGTTAAAAGTTTTCGATCTTTCTTACTTCCAACAATATAAATATACCTATGTTTGCGTGGCCTATCTATGTATTCATATTTGTCTGGATTGCTTTTTCTTTCTTCGATTGTGCTTTGCTCAGTGATGGTTTTGGAATGTAGGTTTGATCCTATAATCCTCCACTCTGTTCTCTTTGCACTCAGGCCAGTGTATAAAAAATTAGTTGCCTGATAAACATATCCAACGTGACCCTGACTTATATCAGCATATGAAATTACAATTTTTGGTTTTGGTAGCATCTTTAAAGATTGAGATATTAGAAAAGAAGATTGATTCTTATCATTATCTTGTAGGCATAATCTATTTAGCTCTACTACTTTACTTGCATGTTCCTCGCCACAAACACCCATACAGAGAGCTGGGGATGGGGGGATACCATAAGTCACAACACCAATTAGTTCAGATTCATCAAACAATCCAAATGCATTTGTTATGTTTGGTATTCTTTTTGCGTAATGTTTTTTCAATAACCAATTGTAAGTATCAACAGATTTAATTGGTAAAACTTTTAAATTTGACATCTCAACTCCTTTCTCAATTTATTGGTGGTGAGAAGTAAGCAAACCTTGGCCTACCCTTTGCACCTTCGTTTTGATTTCTACATTCAATACCTCTGTCAGTTTGCAGTGCATCGAGAATGTCAGCACGTCTGCGCCTATCCATATTTGCAAAAGCTGATACACTTCTGGCTAACTCACGTTCAGTTAAGCCAGTTAACCCAGCCTTTTCTATTCGTGCGTAGACTGCCTTACATGCCGCTTCAAATGGTCCTTCTGACATATTAGACCTGAACATCTCGATAGTTTGGATTGCATAGTGATCTACATAATCAATAGACCACTGCATTGCATCTGAACCTATTTCGTCCTGACCCATTGACCGAGCGATAATCAAAGACAAACGCATGGCAATCTCACGGCTACGATTGTACATAGCCTCCAGACCTGTACCTGTCTCCTTCTTAATTGCATTAACCAATCTCTGCTCGTACTCACGCAGAAGATCTTCAGCTTCCTGAGTAAATGCAACTTCTAGTGGATGTGGTGGCATGTCATGACTGTTGCCAGTATCTAAGTCACCTTCATTTGCATTGGCATGATCCTTTGCCCAAGTAGCAAGTCGATCAGATATTGTTGACCTTCTTTTCTTCTGGGACATCTGCACACCAATTTCAGACTTCACAATTATAAAACGATTGAGCAATCCAGATGCAACATCACCTCCACCAATAGCTTGCATAAACTCTGATGGTGTAGACATTCCAACTAATGTGAGAGATGGACGCTTCACAACCTTCTCCAACTTCTCTGCGTCTGCCGATTTCATTGTGTTGGTTGCGTAACCTTGTTGCCTTAAAGTTCCATCTTGGCGTCCAAAGCATTCCATGATTGCAGTTATTGCGTCAGCTTTATGTTGCATACCCTTTGCAGATGCCGCCTTTAATTGTCGCCCAAGTTCGTCAATTACAGAGACATGCGTTGGCTTTTTAGTTAGTGTAGATAAAACACCTGCACTCGAAGTATAGCCAGCAGGCCCTATTAATTCATCTAACCCAGACTGTTCAAGTAATTCCTCAATGACAGTTTTTGTGTGTTCCTTACCAGATCCTGTCTCACCAATATTTAAGAAGTATAAGCTAGAGAAGTTTCTCTGATCAGTCACCCACCGACGACCCATTGCAACTGAACCAAATGCAATTGCACATTGCACAGCAAATTGAGGTTGGGGTTTAATTGCAGATACAGTGTAGTAATTTACAACATCCTGAAGAACACCAGGCACACTTAGTAAATGTTCAGGTATTTCACCTAGTGGTGTGTCTACTTCTTTTGATTTTGTAGACATAATATTCTTGGCGACTCTTGCGCCATGCTCGATTGCTTCCTTGTCTAAATCATACTCTTCGTCTTGCGTTACGTTTAATATTTGAGCGGCTTCTTTGACCGCTTTCTGGACGTTGCCCATGTGTTCGAACTGTAACCACAATTCAAATGCATCAAATGTATGGGCATTATCAAATGGATCGGATGCGTGGTGGCTGTAAGCTCTGCCATCATCAAATAGTTTAACACCAGCTAATCCTGACGTGCTGTTGGGAGATAGGTATCTACCCTTGGACGTTGGCTTGTATCCATACTGAACCATCAAAGTGTGCATGTCATGTGCATCATTGAATGCATCTATTACTGAAGTGCTATCACTTTTAGGTCTTGGCTTTCGTGTTGGCTGAAACTCTGCCTTCTTTTTCCAAGGGCATATGTCTTGAAGCTGTGGACGAAACTTATCCCACTCACGCCACAATGTTAAAATTTGTGGTGGTAGTTCTGGGATGCCATCGAAGATTGATCTCCCCGCCCATTCATATGGACGACCTGTATCTGGATGGATACTTGGCGGAAGTACATCCTGAACAGAGCCTGCACGCAATTCAAATACCACTTCGGTCTTGCGTGGATCTCCCTCGACAGGCCACGATATCTTGTGCGTGATTAAATCAGGTGGAGCTTTAAAGATCAGCTTGCCACGATTTTCACGTCCGATAATCTGTGGTGCAGATTGCATCAACTCAGAAAAATCTATTCCCAGATGTTCAAAGATAATTTTTGTATGCTCGACATTATCTATGTCGATAGCACAAGTTCCAGATGCACCATGCAGTAATCCTACATTGTGATTTGGGTTCTGCTCATAATATAGTCTGGCCTGATCTGGATCTGACAATGCCTTCTCTGGTTGTTGCCAACCAAATCTCGTTGGCCCTTTGGAGCCAGCAGGGATTGTTACCAGATACCAACTCAGCTTTGAGCAGTAATCTTCTATCTGAAAGCTCATGCTGATTCGGTCAGATATTGGCTAAGTTTCTTCCAAGTTGTTAAACTGATGTGGTCAACGCCATCTCCTGATGCGATCCCCTTTACAGTTGGGTGAGATAGCCCACATTTCTCAGCGACAACAGTTAAGCGTCGATCTTGCAACGCCTCACGTATATCGTCCAGTGGTAGTAGTGTTTGCATTATTTTGATCCTTTTTTGCATTATTTGTAAAAACATCTTTACATAGTGAAAATCTTTCTGTAAACAAGATTCTGTAGAGAATGAGTGAAAAAAAGAAAGAAAGGAAATTGCCATGAGCAATATCGATGGACTTGCCTCCGAGTGGCTAGAAGTAAAGGCGTTAGAAAAGCAGATTATCGCACAGCGTCATGCGATAGAAGAGCAGATCACAGAGGCACTAGATGCCAAAGATGAAGGCTCAATATCCCACAAATTATCAGAGCATAAAGTTACGTTATCACAGCCTGTGTCTCGTAAGGTTGATGCTATTGCATGGGATAAAGTTAAAGATAAAATCCCAAGTAACCTACACCCAGTAAAGGTAAGCGTATCTGCGGATGCCGCTGGCTGTAGATATTTAGCGGAAAAAGAACCGCGCCTATGGTCAAAGATTGCCAAGGCATTCACAACTAAATCTGGAAAAATTGGTGTAAAAGTAGAGGCTCTGTAATGGAGCTTACTGCCAATGAATTGGTCATGCTATCCGAAGCGTTGAAGTCTGTGACGTTTATGGATGGCCTGACTAAAAGCCCAGAGCAGATCAGATTGGAACGTAAACTGTCACGTTGGTCTGATCATGAAAATCTAATTTTTGTAGAAGGAGAAAATAATGGAAGAAATAAATAAAATATTAGACGAGGTATTTGCCTCTGTCTTTAAAGATAAATGGGAGGATAGAGAATATAAATGGCTATAAATTTAAAATCACTATCTAAGCCATCAGGTCAGCGACCAATAATCGCTACCTTGTTTGGTGAAGGTGGGATGGGTAAAACTACTCTAGCCGCTATGTTTCCAAAGCCAGTCTTTATCAGAACTGAAGATGGAACTGCATCACTTATGGGTAACAAGGAAGTTAGTCTGTTCCCATTGGCAACATCATCAAATGATGTCTTGGATGCAATTGAGGCTCTAGCCACTGACAAGCATGAGTTTAAGACATTGGTTATCGATAGCATCACGCAATTGGCAACAATGATCGAAAGCGAAATTGTAGCGGCTGATCCTAAAGCTAAATCTATAAACCAAGCTGGGGGTGGATATGGAGCAGGGTATGGAACTGCATCTGAGAAGCACCGCCAGATCAGAGAATGGGCAGGATCTCTTGCCTATGAAACTGGAATGAATGTGGTCTTCATTGGACACGCCGACACTGAGACGTTGGACTTGCCTGATCTAGATCCATACGCAAGGTACTGTGTGAGAATGCATAAGAAGAGCATTCCACATTACACTGATAATGTTGACCTAGTTGGATTAATCCGACTGAAGACATTTACTCGCGGAGATGGCGATAAGAAGCGCGCCATTTCTACAGGTGAACGTGAGATACTGTGCTTTCCACAGGCATCATCAGTCACCAAAAATCGGTTCAACATTACTGAACCACTGCCATTTACATTTGATGGCGGCAATCCATTTTCACAATTTGTATCAGAGTAGGAGAACTCACATGGACTTAAACGGATTTAACGCATTGGAAATCGAGCCAACAATAACTAACGAACCAATCCCAGCAGATTGGTACAAGGCTGTAATTTCTAACACCGAGCAGAAGGCAACTAAAGCTGGAACTGGCTCATACCTAGAACTCACAATTGACGTGATCGAAGGATCATACCAAGGCAGAAAAATTTGGGATCGACTAAACTTACAGAACCCAAACCAAACTGCGGTTGAGATTGCACAACGTAATCTATCGAGCATTTGTCGTGCGATTGGTGTGAACAACCCAAAGGATAGTGCTGAGTTATGTGACAAACCACTGATGGTTAAAGTTGCAGTTAGAGCGGCTGATGGTCAGTATGATGCCACTAACGAAGTTAAGGGTTACGATGCGGCAGGTGGAGCTACGGCTACTGCATCACCTGTAGTTGCAACTGCGAGTGCATCTACACCACCTTGGAAGAAGTAACGTCTACCTCTGGATCGGCTCCGTGTGAGCCGATTTACTAGATAGATGGAGAAGCTAATGAACCTTGAACAATACATGACGCCAGAAACAGTTCGCCTCATTTACGAGAAATATCAACAGAAACGAAAGAATGAGCATCGACCTCACTTGGGTGGATCTCAAATTGGCAATGAATGTAGTCGCGCACTTTGGTATCAGTTTAGGCACGCATGGACGCCAGACTTCTCTGGGAGAATACTTCGATTGTTTGAAACAGGTGATCGTGAAGAAGATCGTGTTGTATCTAACCTAAGAGATATCGGTGTAGAGATTTGGGAAGTAGACCCAGAAACTGGCAAGCAAGTTAGATTTACAGAATGTGGTGGTCACTTTGCATTGTCTCTGGATGGTGTAGGTCTTGGGTTTCCTGAGAGCAGTAAGCCACACACACTTGAATTTAAAACGATGAACACCAGAAGTTTTAAAGATATCGAGAAGAAGGGATTACAGAAAAGCAAGCCGATCTATTGGGCGCAATGCCAGATTGGTATGCACTTAGCTGAATTAGAGAACTGCTACTTCTTTGCAGTTTGCAAAGAGACTGACGCTATTTATGCAGAACGTCTAAAGCTAGATAAGTCTGAGGCTATGCAACTTATCGAGAAGGCAAATAAAATTATATTTGCAGAGACGCCACCATCAAAACTAAATGAGGATGCAAGTTTTTGGCAATGCAAGTTCTGTCCGTATTGGGCTGTATGTCATGGATGCAAAATACCAGAAGTTAGTTGTAGGACTTGTAGCCATGTGACCCCAGAGAAAGATGGCACTTGGAGTTGCGCCAAAGGGAAGCCCACAGTTACCTGTGATGAACATCTATACATCCCACAAATCATGCCAAAAGATTTGGTGGTGCATGATGCTGGGGATGACTTTGTTGAGTATCAAGATCAAGATACTGGCGAGATTATTAAGAACAAGGGGAACAGCCAAGCTATCTTTGATGGGAGGATGGTGTAATGGTTTTAAATGTAAGATTGACTAGATCAGAAATGTCAGAAGTAAAACAAGCGGCGGCTTTACGTTGGCAATTGGCAAGGGCAAGCGGTGTTGCAAATCAACGCAAAGATATTAGATCAGATGCTGATATTGATCTTCTAGGTTTAAAGGCTGAAATGGCAGTCGCAAAAGCCTTACATCTTCCATATAGAGCATCTGACCTTGGCATAGATAGTGGTGCTGATATGTGGTCTGAAGACGTAAGTATTGACGTGAAGGCAACGTATCATAAATCAGGCAAGCTATTATTTAAATCCTTAGATTCGTTTGTCGCTGAATACGCAATATTAGTTACCATATCTGATGATGAAGATGTGATGCGTATTGTTGGAGGTATGGGTAGAGATAGATTTAAATTAGAAGCAGTAGAGACAGACTTGGGTAGGGGTATATGTTGGGTTGCACCTCAAGACATATTAACACCCATAGAAGGCGTTTGGCTTACATTAACTCAGTGGAGGTTGTGCAGATGACCTTTAAGTTATCTTTGATGGCAGAATGAAATGATAGAAGACACGATAGTGAGAGAGGCTGTATTAGAAGATATAAAATATGTTGTCAGCCTCAGTAAAAAAGAAAGTTTGAGTTTAGGTTTTATTCCAAAGATGGCGTATGAATCTGCGATCACAGGAATTAAAACTGGCAAGAGATGGTCACCTGTTTGTAATGACAAACTATTTGTGTGTACTGTTAACGATGACCTTGTTGGTTTTTGCCTAGCTAGTTTTGGCAAAAGAAATGCAATCTACCGCAAGGGAAAGATAGCTCAGATTTGCCTCCAAGAAGATGCCAGAAAATTTGAAAGGGGCAAACTGCTTTTAAACGTAGTTATCAATTGGGGTAAGTCTATTGGGACTTTATCTTTTGATGCAGGTTGTGCTGACGATCTGGAAAGTAATTTCTTTTGGCAAGCTATGGGTTGGGAGATTGCAGGATCTCGTAAGGGTATCGGACACAAGAACACTTGGGTTCAAACAAGCAAACGCAAAATCAATATATATAACTACGATCCCAATTGGCTAAGTGGATTAATAATAGGAGACGTTAAATGACATTTATCCTTAGAGACTACCAAAAAGAGGCAATAGATGGGTTGTACAGCTACTGGGCAAGTAAGTCAGGGGATAACCCACTAATCGTTGCGCCTACAGGTTCTGGGAAGACTGCGATCATCGCACAATTAATTTCAGACGCCATGAGCTACCACGGCACGAGAGTTATGGTTGTAACGCACGTTAGAGAGCTTCTGGAGCAAGGTGCTTCAGGATTGGTCAAACTGTACCCACAGGCTGATTTTTGCTTCTACAGCGCGTCTGTGGGTGAGAAGAGACTAGACAAACCTATTATATTTGCAGGCATACAAAGTGTATGGGAGAGAGCCTACCAGATCGTCCCTGCAATTGATTTGATCTTAATTGATGAAGCTCACATGCTACCCAAGAATGAAGGCACTCGATACAACAAATTCATAGCTGACATGAAGAGTTGTAATCCAGATGTTAAAGTTGTTGGCCTGACTGCCACGCCATACCGATTGGACAGTGGATACTTGCACAAAGGCGAGGGAGCTATCTTTGATGGAATTGCACATGACATATCTGTTGAGATGCTCATGGAGCAAGGTTACCTGTCTCCTGTCATATCCAAGGGCGGAATTAAACAGATCGACCTGACAAATGTCAAGAAACGTGGTGGTGAATTTATCGAGAGCCAATTGGCTACTGCCGCATCAGATCCAGAGTTGGTTGCGTCTACAGTCGCAGAGATCGTTGACTTGGGATCAGATAGGAAAAGTTGGTTGGTGTTTAGCTCTGGTGTAAGCCACGCACGAATGTTGTCAGATGAATTTGAGTTTCACAATATATCAGTTGGAGTTGTCACTGGATCAGATGGGAAGAAAGCCAGAGATCAGACAATCGCTGATTTTAAATCTGGCAAACTAAAATGCCTGATCAATGTGAACGTATTGACCACTGGCTTTGATCATCCTTCTGTGGATCTCGTTGCGTTAGTTAGAGCTACAGCATCAACTGGATTGTATGTGCAAATGGTTGGACGTGGCACTAGAATTGCAGATGGCAAGGAAAACTGCTTGATATTAGATTATGGTCAAAATGTTGAGCGTCACGGATTTATCGATAAAGTTAAGCCAAAAGATAAAATGAGTGGTGGCGATGGAGAAGCTCCAGTTAAGACATGCGAGAAATGCCAGACGATGGTTCACGCCGCCGCTCAAGTTTGTCCTGAGTGTGGATTTCAGTTTCCACCTCCTATGCTTAATCACAGTTCAAGTTCATACCGAGGTGCTATGTTATCGTCTCAAGTAGAATCCGAGTGGGTTGATGTCGATAGTGTGTACTATTCAAGACATAAGAAAGACGGAAAGCCAGACAGTGTGAAGGTGACTTACCATTGTGGAATGATGTCAAACTCTGAGTGGCTTTGTCCAGATCATGGTGGATACGCCGCCAGTAAATATAGATCGAGAAAGCCTTTACTGAACTCAACGGCAGATACAACAGATGAAGCTCTGGACGAATCAAGTTCTTGGACAACGCCTAGTCGCATAAAAGTTAAACCATCATCTCACAATCCAAAGTACAAAGAGATTGTGGAATTTGATTATACACAAGTGGAGAAGAAACATGAGACGCAAACGCAAAACTCGGACTACTACGATTGGACTGGTGAAGATATCCCCTTCTGAGCATGACGAGCAAGTTGGGTTTATTAATTGGTTTCGAGCTAAATATCCAAGTGTTTTGATCTTTGCAATTCCCAATGGTGAGAAGAGAGCCATTAGCGTTGCCAAAAGATTAAAAGCTGAAGGTGTAGTTCGAGGCGTCCCAGATTTGTATGTACCTGCATGGAAACTGTGGATTGAAATGAAACGAGCTTCAGGTGGAAGACTTTCGCCTGATCAGAAAGAAATGATAAATTATTTAGAAAGTATTGGAAATACAGTTATCATAGGGAAAGGGGCAAGTGATGCCTCTAAGAAAGTATTAGATTTTATGGAGAAAGGATAATTAGAATGACGTGGGAAATAAAAAAAATAATATGTGGAAATCAAGAACATTATAAAAAGGCTCAAGATAGTTATCGAGAGGCATGGATGGTGCAAGCCAAGAAAGATAAAGATGCCAATCCTACATTAAGATTAAGCCAGAAGCCAATGAAGAATGCCACGCTAAGTAAGGCAGGAGCGTCCAGAGGTGGTAAAAATAGAGCAAAGGCATACGCACATAGCCAACAGCAACTTAGTTTGTTTTAATAAAGCCTTGTAAGTCATTGAAAACAAACAAAACTTTCCTCTTGATATACTACATTTAGTATGCTATATATTGTATGTAGAGAGAAAAGGAGAGTTTTATGAGACTTTACAAAAGTAATTCGGGTCAATGGTTTGGCACTCAAGCTGACGCTCGTCGCAATTCGCCAAGACAATGGGTTGAGGTTGATGTCCCAACATCTAAGCAAGATTTGCTTAACTGGCTCAACGATAATAAAGTTGGTGGTATCAGCCAACAAGCTCAGTCTAAGCCACAGGCTCCATCAGAGCCAAAGCCAGAGCTACTGTCTAAGGATGCCGCTGGTTGGGTTTCTTGGGCTTACGAGCGGTTAAGAAGAGGCAAGAAGGCGGACGCTGAAGAGATGCTTCTCAAAGGCTTGAAGATACAGCGCGCCCTCACTAATGTGGAGGGGGCGTAATGGCTAAGTTAAAAATCAAGCCAGTCAATCACGGCACTACAAAGGCGGATGTAAACCGCTACTGTGGTGCGGCAGTTGTCAGCGCAATTACTGGCATGACTACTGGGGAGGCGGCAAGACTTGTCCGCCACCTTAGTGGGGTGAGAAGTGTAAAGGGTACTAGCACTCGCCAGATTAGAGATGCCTTCAATGCATGTGGCATTCAATTTAAATCAAGATCATATGGTATGCGTCTTAACCGAACCAATGGCGTTACACTTGCTGGGTGGTTAAAAGGTTCTGTAAAGCATCGCAATGCCGAGCGTGTGTTTCTGATTGTTGCAGGACATCATTGGCAACTCGTTCAAGGGCGTCGATATGTTTGTGGTATTACGAAAGATATCGTGAGCATTAAGGATAAGAAGGTGAAACGCCGCGCTCGTGTCTCTGAAGTTTATGAGCTTCAATTGATGACAGCTTCAGGTAAGATTAAAATACCTGAGATATCTAAGAAGCCAAAAAACCCAAACTCAGGTGCGACTGCATCTAAGGCTAGAAGACTTGCCAAAGAGTTGGGCATCGAGATCGAGATCGAGCATTACTATTCTGAAGGTCTTCGCAGATACTGGTTGGGTGGCTACTCTGAAGGTGATGGGGATTACGTTGATCTTGGGGTTATTGAAACTCACTTTGCAGACTCATGGTCTGAAGTCGTTGAAATATTACAGGCTATTAAAGATCATAAGTCGCAAGCAATAGCGGCTTAATTTATCTGGCTCAACAAACTTGGGTCTGTAGTTTGAATAAGACTTTGCAATGCAGGTGATAACGATGCATCAACTTCTTCTTCAACTACAGGCTCTGGCGTTACACCACTTTCACCACTTACAACTATTGATGTCTGAAGAAAGTTTTTACCAGCGGCTGGTTCCATCTCAACACTTCTCAACCATCTCTTAAATGCTGGAGAATTTTCAAGTTTATCTAAAGCTGACTGAAGGGCAACTTGATTAGCTGAAAAGTCTGCATCTACAAGACTTCTAAAAGCCGCACTATTTAATAAATTACCAGCTTCTTTAATTCTATCAGTTTGACCTACGCTCAGTAGTATATCAGTAAATGCGTCTGCCGCAACTCCAGCCGCAGGGCCACCACTTACCATACCTCCACCTGTAGCCGCGCCTCTGATAACTCTTTTCCCAAGTGTACTATCTAAAATTCTTTTAAAGAGTTTTTCAGATGTTAAGCCTTCTAATATCAATGCTTGGTTTGCCTTACCAGTTTGAGAAACTCGACCACGAGCATCTGTAATCCGTTGTGATACATTAAACAAATCAGTTAAAAACTGATCACTACCATCGCCTAAAACAGTTACAATTTTTTTATAAATTGGCTTGTTTCTTTTTAGACCTTGCATGATTCCTGTATATTTTGCGAAATCAAATGGCAAATCTGATGAACCTCTTGGAACAGACAAAGAATTTAAAGCAGTTGCTATAGCTTCTTTTTGTAAATCTTTAGGTATAGATTTTAAGATTCTATTTAAGTTTCCTATATCACCACGACTAGCTGAATTTATAGCTTGCGTTAGTTTAGAAGCTATACTTCCTTCAAGATCCTTACCGAAAGTGCTTATAATTCTGTCTTCAAATGCTTTTTGCTTTGCTGTTGTTTGATTAGCTAAACGCAATTGTGAACGAAGTGCATCTCCGCCAATCATCTCTACTGTAAGCAACTGATCTTCTGCCAAAGCACCATATATTCTTTTCAATGCTCCTTGGTTAACATCTCCATATTCACCTTGACCACTTCTCATTGCACGACCAATGTCTTGCTTTAGCCGAATAAGAGCGGCGTAAGTTAGTGGTGCATCTGGATTTGTTATTTTGTCGAAGATTAATTTTTCTTTTGCTGATAAATTTTTACTTCCACCTAGTTCTTCCATAATAGTATTTAATAATTTTACAGTATTATTTGGAGATACCTGTGTAGATTTTGGTACTTGTGCGTCAACAGCATCGTATAATTTTTTTGCACCATTTTTTAAAGATGCCTGTGTTGTAGTTAAAGTTTTTAAAATGTTATCAGAAATAGATGCAATGTCAGGAGATCCACCGATTATAGACATAGCTTCATCTGCGGCTTGAGAAGCATCCCTAACCATAATTTCAAACTGAGCAGATGCCTCTGAAGTTTTTATATCTCTTGTGAGACTAGCGGCATTTTTAACGAGTGGGTTATCACTTAAAACATCAGGTGGTAAATCAATTCCAAGTCTCTCTGCCGATGCTTGGACTTCTGGATTTACTTTAGCTTCTTGAGCTAACTTTTCTATTGCCGCTTGAGATTTAGAATTTCTTGCAGAAGCAACTTTTAATAGTTCACCAATTTCTATAGGACTTAAAGAGCTTTCAACAGGTACATCCCCAAGGTATACACCCTCTGTTCTTAATGCATCTTTTTCTTTTTGTGTAAATGTTTCAACTGTATCATCTAATTTAGACTTAGCTATTTTCTTTCCACCACGGATTAATTGTGATGGAGAACCAGCAAATGCTTCTGGCATAGCCATCACATCACGAGCAAATCTTTTTGCTGTACTAGGATCTACACCAGCTTCAACCATAATATCAGCAACTGCACCAACCACATAACCTGCCCCAGCTTCCACAGCACCTAATCCAAATACACCTACATCACCAACAAATTCTAATGCTTTCTGAATAGCTGGTGCAAACTTAATTTTAAAACCTTCGTCGTTATATAAAGGCATTTCATCAGGAACATCTACAACTCCACCGCCTTGATAAGAAGACTGACGCATTAAATCTATGCCTGGCTGTGAGAACTCAGTACGAAAATTTGTTTTAGCATCTTCTGATTTAGAAGGTTGTTCACCTAAATAACTAGGATCATCTGCCCTTGGTGGCAGTAAAGCATTTTCGCTTGAAAATTGTAATGCTTGTTTTTGACGTGCTTTTGCTAGTCTTTTTCTAGCTTCTAAACGGCGTTCTTCTTCAGTCATTACTATAGCCCCAATTCATCCATGCGTTTTTCCCACTTATCAAATTGATCAGAATCTAATGTATCAATATCAATTTGAAGAATTTCTTCTTTTGGCATAGTGGTAAAATTATAATTAGTTCCAGATTGCCTACGCTCTGCTTCAGTGCGATCACTTTCTTCTTTTTCTTCTCTTTGTAATCTCAACCAATCACCAATAGTTTTGTCACCATCAGCTAAGAATATAGCTTGATTGTACAAGTATTTTTGAAGTTTTTGTTGAGCAACAATTTTGCGATCTATCCAATCTACTAAATCTTCTTCGCTTAAATTTGTTGGTAGTGCTGTGCTAAGAGCTAAGTTTAACTCTCCTTCACTAAGCGCACCAAATGTTACTGAACCAACAACATCCAAACCAAGTTCATTTTTAACAGTGTCCAAGGCAATTGTTGAGGCTTTCCAATTTGGCAATCTATTAGCAATAACACCAGTATTTGCGCCTTCTTCCAATACAAGTCTTTTAGCTTCTTCAAGTGTGGCAATATTTGATCTACTTTTACTGACCTGATCAAATGCACTGAGAGATGTATTTACTGCAACAGTTGCCGCACGTCTTTGACCAGCTCTTTCCCCTTGTATGGTAATTCCACGATCTTCTGCTTCTGTGATGGCTTTTTCACGCTTATCACCTTCAAGTTCATTTCCAGCCGCATCAAGAACTTTAGTAGTTCCATCTTTCATAACAGTAACAACTACGCCGCCATCAAGTATTTTACTTGACTGTACTTCTGTTACAGAAGTGTCATCTTCCCAACCTTCAGGTGGTATAGTTGACCAAGTTTTATCAGCTTCAAATGCATCTGCATCTGTTTTGTTTTTAGCAACAGCCGCAGGGAAACCTATTTTGTAAAACTTACGCTCTTTGAATGTACTAGAGGTTTTGTCAGTTAAATCGTAAAATTTACCATCACTACCCATTTGACCAGCAGTCGCTCCATATTGAGCTAATTCAGCATCTGTTGCTGGGCGATATGTAACTTTATCTTTACCCTTCAGTGCAGTTCCTAAACTTATAGTAGACTGCATTCTAGCTCGATCTGATTCTGCCTTTTCTTTCTTTTTGGCATTCAGGTAATCTAGTGGAGCTTGCATAGAACCAACGGCAGAACCTAATACAGTTGCACCAGGCTGTGATGCCTGACGACCCATTTCTGCAAAGAATTGGAATGCCGCTTCCCACGGATCAGGCTCTGGAAGTTGTGGGTATAATTGATTGGCAATAGAACTTGCTTGATTGGCAATGTCTTGCGAGAAGAGATTACCAAATGCTCCACCACTTAACTGATTTACATTTGTACCAGATACACCTAGTTTTGTTTCAGCCATATCAATTACCTATTCTATGAATTCATTATTTTATATGCGCTTGCCAAACCACCCATACCAGCTATTGCTTGTCCGTAAAGAGATGGGTTTGCACTCATCTGAGATCCTGAACTATAACTACGATTAATTGTATTGTATGGAGTTCCAGACAATGCACCTAATGTGAAGTTAAGCATTTCTTGTGGATACATTTTTTGGTCAAGATAATCAGCGTATGCCAAGTCAAGTGCCTGTTGATCAAGTTGCCTACGAGCTTCACCTGTTGTAATTAACCCAGCCGCCGCTTGAGTTTGCAAGTCTTGTACTAGTGGAGCCATGTTTTGGTATGCGTTCATTTGCTGAATGCGTGACGCTTCATTTGTTTCATATGCATTTCTAGCGGCATCATCTGCACCAAAACGTGCCTGACGATCTATATCGTATTGACTACGCAACGCGGCGTCTGCACCAAATCTTGCTGATCTATCTTGCTCAAACTGACCACGCATTGCATTTTCAGCGTTAAATCTTGCGGCTCTGTCTTGCTCAAATCCAGATCTCATTGTGTTTTCTGCGTTAAAGCGTGACGCTCTGTCAGTGTCATATCGACCTGATGCAAATCCAAGACCTTCTCGTGCGGCTCTCGCTCGTAAGTCTCCTGCGGCTTGTGCGCCTTCTCCAGCAGTTGTAGCTTCCATAATACCTAAACGTGAACCAAAGCCTCCACCACCTGTAGCCGCCCTTGCTCTGGCTTCATTTTGTGCGCGTATCGTCTGTTCTTCTATTTCACGAACAGCAGGGTTCATGGCATCTTGATATATGTCCATGTAAGGTTGTGCAGACTCAAGGCTAAATGGATCTCCTAGTAATTCTTCTCGTGTCGCCCCTTGATAGTCGCCCAAAAGATCTTCACGACTTGCACCTGAATAGCTTCCTAAAAGTTCCTCACGGCTTGCGCCTTTAAATGGGCTACCCAGTAATTCCTCTTGAGACATGGCGTCATAACCACCACCTAAAGTATCTGCAACTTCAGATGCCCTATTAACGTAAGGCATGTAACTTTCAGCACCTTTTGTCAGTATATCAGCACCCATACGCTCTTCTTCAGTGCGTCGATCACCACCATATGAAGCTGTTCTTGCACCTTCGTATGTTGGGTAAGGAGAGTTTGCTAATTCTGCGGCACGCTCAAATGTTGTTCGACCTGCGGCGGCGACCCATGATGGTATCTCTGTACCAGCTACTGTCTCACTTGAGGATGGTAACTCTGTGTATGATGGTGTGCAAAAACTGCCCATTTAAGCCTCCGTGTAAAGAGAGCCAACTTTAACCAAGCCAAGTCTCTCATAAAATTTATCTTTGCGTTCACCATCTCCCGAATAGACATGGCCTAACTTTACTTTTACATTAGCGTCTTTACCAATTTTCATAAAGCCTTTAATTAATTTTACAGCTATCTGCGATTTTCTATGCTCCTTATACACAAAAAACCACATATCTGCTAGATATTTTTCAGTAGACCACCAGTCGGATGTATCAGCCCCACCAATTGATCCTACAATCTTTCCATCAATCTCTGCGATTAACACTACACCTCTATGAATTGCTCTATTAATAGCAGATGTAAGTATCTCAGGATTAATAGGTGAAACAGCCTCAACAGTCTCTGAATGCATAACATTTAACATATTATACAATCCAGATATATCGAGAACTGTTGCACTTCTTATTATCAACCCATGCCACCTAATGCGCCCATCTCTGGAGCCATTTGTGGTTCTGGAGCATCTTGCATTTGCTCTTGAGGTTGACCTAAATTACGTCCACCTTCTTCACCTTCAACAGCCGCAATAAGTTCAGCAAGCTCTGGAAGTAGCTTCATGAGGACTTGTGCAACGTCTGGAGTAATAACATCATCTAACATCGCCAACTCTTGATCAGACATAGCTGAGAGACGAGCTACAAGCATTGCACCAATATCTTCATCAGGCTTTAGCAAATTCTTCTTCGCTTGTGGTGGCAGATTTTGCATTGGCTTATCAGCGTTCATATTTGCGCCAGACATATCTGGCATAGGCATTGGTTCTCTAGCCATATTAGACCTCTTTCTGTTTATATAGAACTGACCAGTCTGTTTTTTTACAAAAGAAACCAATCGACCAGCAAATCGGTTCTAAAATTTTACGATACACTTTACCAAGATAATCTGGTTTGTCACGATCTCCGTAAATGTAAGCGATTTCATTTGCACGATGACCTGCAACATGCGTCCAGAAGTTAACTAAACGTCCTTTTCGCATTTGCTTAACCATCCACACAGCCCAGATATGGTATCCGTTAACGTGCGTTGGTGTTAAGTAGTCACGAGTAAAACGATAATCTAGTACAACTTGCTTGCGTGTCATAATACCTTGACGCTGTAATTCGTTACAAATTACACGACCACCAAGCATACCACCAATAAATCCACCAATAGGGCCACCTATTGCTGTACCAACATAAGTACCTACACTTACTTTAGCACCTGCCTTCGCAGAATCCTTTAAAGATGCGCCACCAATCAACATAGCCGCAGTTGTACTCAACCCAGCTCCAGCAGATCCATATAGATTTGCCCGACCTGCCGCAGTTGAACTAGAACCAAAGGAACTTAACCTATCGCCTACTCCAGAGAAGTAACCAGTGCTACCACCTTTTAGCATTGGTGCATTTGCTTTTGACCCACTCTCTACTGCATTTTTAGCACTATCCATAGTAACTCTAGGTTTTTCATTTAAATTAGCTTTAAATGCTTCTTTTTGATCAAAAGTGGCTTTTGGGTTATTCTTTTTAAAATTAGCAAATTCTGCATTTTTAGTATTAGGACTATATGCAACTTTAGCCGCAGAACGATCAGCCCCTTTTGGAGATCCAAATATATCCTTAAATTCAAATTCTGAACTAAAATCACTAATACCTTCGCCAAGGCTTGCAAGGTCAAATGATTGATTGTCACCTATATTTGATGCAACTGATCTACCAATTTGACCACCAACCCCAGCCGCAAGTTGTGCGCCCATAGCTAGAGCTTCTTGTTTTAGTGCTTCAGTAGGGTCAATTCCATATTCTTCTTGGAACTCTTGCCTTAACTCATTAGCTTCTTCTTCGCTAATCATATCGTCTTGAGGGTCAAAGGTTACACTGCCTGTCTCTTGTTGGCTAACCCACTGAAACATTGGCATGTATTTTGTGCCGTATACGTTCTGCATTACATCTAAATCAAATGTAGGTTTATTAGATTGAAGCTGATAAGTCTTAGCAGTAAACGTCCCATCTTCGTTTTCGATAGCACCTTCTAGTGCTGGTGAGCTTGGAGACGTGTAATATTCGTTAGTCGGTAATGCTCCGTAGCTTCCTGGTATTAAATTTGATTCTAAAACAATTGGACTTCTCATTAATTTATCTCCAGTAAACTTGCCACCACATGCAACCTATTGGCAGTCGCCGCCGTAACTTTAACAATTTGATTTTCTTCAACTACAAAAGCATTAGTTACTAATTCTTCAGTAGATGGTCCTGATATTGCCTTTACACTATACACCGAAAAAACATTGCTGTCTGCATCTGTTATTGTAACAGATATAGTATCGTTATGCGCGCTATCATTACACACTAATAATGATTTAAAAATAGCAGTAGTAGCACTTGGGCAAGTGTAAAGCGTTGTTGCGCTATTTGTTGTTAAATCAAGTAATGCATTTTTATAACTATTTGCCATTTATGATATAAACCACGCTGTTGCTTCTGCTTGCTCTACAGCCACTTGAAGCCCAGTAGATGCCGCAAAGTAAGTTGATTGGCGTTCTAATTCAAGAGTATTAGTTAATCTAGCCATGTAGCCTTGTTGATAGTTTTCTGGTGGGCTTGGCAATCTTAAAACTGCAAGTGGTGATCCTTGTGTCATCTCAATCCATCCTGACGTGAATTAACTCTAAAATCTCCCAACGTCCAATCGTCTGTCGTGCCTGTGCTTTGGAACTTCAGACCTATCTGACGACCTTTGGCGCGTGTGCTTACTTTTCCTGTAGAGGATGTAATCGTAAATGGTCCTTTTACAGTTTCAGGAGAGTTAGGATATTTTCTTGTATTCATATATAAAAATAAATTTGTGCTAGAACTCATAGTAACATCTGGAACTACTTTATCCACCATATACAAATCTTCACCATTTTGTGTAATTTCACGCGGTGATCCTTCTATGTAGCTGTTCATTGCCGCGCCATCTGCGCTAGTGCCTGTTTCGTGGTTGTAAAGATACCCATCAGGGTCAAATGCAAATGGAACAGTTCGTGCGCCAAAGCTATCTGACCATACTGACCTATCCATAGTTCCAACAGTCCACGCATTTTCAGCGTAATTGTAGGTTACATAACTATCGTTTTCAGCATTTACTGTGCCAGATGGATTTTGATCACTTACATAAAACCAAGTAATTTCTTTAAATTCCTTATTGTGTCCAGTGACGACTTTATCAATGTATCGTGTCTGCATACGATCAAATACAAAATGCTGAACAGGACATGGTATTTCTTTTACAATACCATCATAAGTAAAGAAGTTACGCTTACCCATCCAAAAGACGTTACCATCAACAGATATCATTGTATTTAATCCAGCCGCACCTGAATTTGTCGCCAGTAATCTAAACGAGAATACAAAAGCACCACCAACAAATGTCATGCCATATATTGCTTCGTCAGTAGATATGATTGTCTCTTCACGAGCAGATACCATAGCTATAATTTTAGTTCCAACCTGAAGCCTCTGATCACCTGCGGTGTTTGTTGAGGTTGGATTCCAAACGCTAAAGTCTTCTTGTGTTGACCATCTGACCAACATATTATCTACATTTCCAGTGCCACCACCCACAACATAAGCCTGACATCCACCTGCTATAAAATGCCTATCTGGAAAACTAACAATAGTAGTACGAGCCACATTAGGAACACTATTGGCACTTGATAGTGATGATACAAGTACAGCACGATTAGTAACCCCTGCCGAAGTATCCCAATAATATATTGCACCATTACGAACTGTCGCAAGGACATCTTCACCCCAGAGATCTATACTCCAAGAGCTATTGTCTAAGTTAATACCAGCAAGCGCATCAGATCGTGGAGTACCCCAAGCCTCTTCACCCCAACCACCAACGCCAAAACCAAGAGCTGGGTCAGAGCTTTGTGAACCAAGTTCAGCACCAACACCAATTAAATATTTTACAGCAACAGTACCACCACCAGCAGAAACAGTAGAAGTAGCCGCACTTGGGACAACAATACTATAAGAATTTGCATTAATTCTAGTTATTTGATATCCGTAGTAACTGTTTAAATCATCTGCCGAAACACCACCAGTTGCTGATGCGCCACTAATAACCACCCAATCGCCATTTTCAGCACCATGTGAATTATCTGTAATGACTACAGTCGTGCTTTCATCTGTTGTGGCTATTGGATTACTCAACCCAGTAGATGTCTTTCGCAAAGGCGTAATATCGTAAAGTGCGCCATTCTCTATAATTAATAAGTGATTGTGCGTACCAACGACAAGCCTATCTTCGCCATCAGAGTTTGACCTCCAATACACCATACGTCTGGCAATACCTTCAATAGTAGTTTCATTAGGTGTAATATTTCCAGAGTTATCTAATGCAAAAATTGTATCTTTTTGCCAACCACCTAGTTTTTCAGGATATCCATTCTTAAAACGAACTAAGTCACTATCTACCCAGAAAGGCCCATTTTTGCCAGTAGCGTATTCTGTAACGTCTTTTACAATACCTGGGTTGTATTTTAAAAGTTGCAAAGGCATTTAGATCATCTCCAACGCTTGGTGTAATGTTTCTTTGTTGCGGCGCGTCCATCCTCGTCCAAAGGTTTCAAATGTCTTTAATCCCTTATAGAAGTCTTGTCGAACGCCGTAAACATAATTTATGATCTCTTCTGTATCTTTTTCCATAATAAGACCTATTGTCTGCGATCCTATGGCTCCGTCTTGAGTAGCACCAACCGCACGCTGAATAGCCTTAGATGGCCTACTTTTTCCAGAATTTACACACCAATCAAACGCGCACCAGTCTAAGCCCGATGGAAGCGAATCGCCTTTAATTCGATCCCAGTAGTTCTTCTTGTATATCGGAGCTACATCTTCTGGAGTTAAATCACGCATTTCTTGTTCAGTTGATTCACGACCAGTCCACTCATCGTACACTTTTTTGGTAACTCCCAAATTTGTGATACCTCCAGGATCTTCGGGATGATTTACGAATCCTCCTTCGTGAGAAAGAAGCATCTCTAAGCATTTATCAAAGTTCTCTTTCATTTCTTACCTCCAAAATACTTACTAACACCACGCATACCAATACTGGCACTAACTATACCACCAAGGCTATATTGATACCAACCTGGCATACTAGATAGAGCGGCAAAACCATCTTGCACAATAGCATTACCCCAATCCCCACAAAACGCCAAAATAAGGGGAATACTGAACAAAAGTGTAATCCACTCGTCTTTCCATGAGTTCTCTGTGGCTTTCATGGCGGCTAGATCCCAATCAAGCTCACCAGTGGCTATTTTCATTTTAGTTTGGGCTTCAGCTTGCTTTACGGCAGTCTTGCCCTCGATCATAGTTCCAGCAAGATCTGCGACCTTACCTAGTAATCCTAGTCCTAACATTATGAATCACCCTTCTTTTTAATATTTGTAAAGCCAAAAAACGCCGTAACTATACCGACCACTGCTATGCAGTAGGTAGGGGCGATAGCAGTTAAATTATCCGCCGCAACTTCTTGGCCTAAGACATTACACACAATAATCATAACAGGATATAGTAGTAATCCCGCTAAAGAGAACCACACCATTAGGAGCTGGGAGTCCCTTTTTGAGTTCTCATCTTCAATTTGCATTCTCTTGTCATCGAGTAATAACTTATCCCATTCAGATTGGTCTACTGATCCATTTCCATCTAAATCGGCTTTCTCAAATTCTGTCATTTTAAATCTCCTAGTCAGCAAGAGGGTTATCTAACGCCCTCTGCAATTTGCCCATGAGCTTATCTTCAAGTTCTTTCATTGAGCTATCTTGTGAAACTCTAACACGTTCTCTCTGATTTTCAAAGCGAACTTCTGCGTTGTCTATCATAGTACGAACCTTTTCTTCAGATTCTCGTACCATATCCTCTATTCTGTCCACCTGAGACTCAAGCCTCAAAAGATCATCACGCAATCCATTTTTAATATCACGACTGTATTCTACTGACTCTTCAACCTTTTCAGAGATGCCACTGACCTTTGCATCCATTACGTCCATTTGTAATTGATACTCTTCTAAGTCTAGACCTGTAACAGCTTCTATCTTTTGCCACATAAGAAATCCTGCGTACAAAGCACCTACAATTGTAGATAAAAACGCAAGTATAGCCATAATAGAACCAAACGATACTTTCATACCACCTGTCTTAAACTCACGATCTGCAAGCCCATCAATGTTATCTGCTATCTTGGTAGTGTCCATCAGTTTTCAAACTCCATCTCGCTACTTGAGTTTTGTAAGTTCTTCAGTGCTTCTAGCTCGTCTCGTAGCTTTTGTATCTCTAGCCTTCGCTGAGTTAGTTCTATTTGGTAAAGATCATCACAATTAATTCGAGCCTTGGGTTTATCTAGCGGTATTACTATACGAGCATACACACCTATATCTTTGCCACGACTGTTTGTGTTTAACCCCGACAGTACGCCTGTCACGCCATACTCTAAGTTTACACCACCACCTACAGCATTACTGCATCGCATATTGCCTGTCGAAAAAGAATCCGATTGGTAGTTCATAGGTGGACTAGGCAACGCAAGCGAAAGAGAGCTATTGTCTGCAAAAGCAGAACTAGCTAACAAACAAAATGTTAAAGCCATTCTCATGTAGGTTCACCATCTAATCTTGAACATATTCTAGAAGATATCAAAGTTCTAGAGGTATTTGTCCTTTTTACTTTTGAGGTGGTGCAGAGATACACAGCCTCATCCATGTCTATTTCTCGTATGTATACATCAAAAGATTTATGCTCTTTGTAGTCAACTTTTATAATTCTATACGTTGTAGAGAAAGGTATGTGCATCCAATTTAAATCAAACAAATCAATTTGGTAATACTTTATCTCTTCCCTAGAATTAAAGAGAGACATCTCCACCTTGACCACGTTTTTAACGTGAGATGTTTTTACTTCTGGATAGGCAGGCGTCATTTCGTGCGCTGACGCACCGAAAGTAACTAGCATCCCTAATGTGATTAACTTACTTAGCAATACAGCTTGCCTGCACAACCGCAGTGTAAGTCCCACCTGGCAATGGTTTTGCTGAACCATAAACTGCACTTGATGCAGTGCTAAACCATGTAGAACCTGCCAAGGTTAAATTAAAGTTTGTAGTATTACCTACAACTGTCTTAGCGGCCTCATAGGCTGACATACCAGAAACAGAGGTTTGTGTAACGCTTGTGCTTCCTGTCCACGTTAGCGTGTCAGACAAAGAAGGAGATGAACTAAACGATGTTGGATGTGTTATACTAGCTATATAAGCGTCTGCAATCGAAACGTCATACCTGATTATAGGTAGTATACCACCATCCGCAGGGGTTGTGCTTAGTTTGCTTGCAATCGGGTTTCCGTATGCACCTGACTTAGTTGTTTGAATAACACATTTAGCTTCTACGCTACCTGTTATTTCCACGTTTGCTAGTGCTGGAAATGCACACAGCGAAAGTATTGCAATAGAATATTTCATATTAATCCTCATTGGTTATACTGCATGTCGATCATCTCTTCGTGCAGAATTTGTTGTGCCAAATTATTACGCAAGCCTTTCTTGTTGTCTGATATCTTTGAATCAGCAAGAGTAGGGGCATCATTATAAGCACCACCATTAATAGATGCATTGTAATACATATTGATGTTAGTTTGCTGATTGATAGCCATGATAATCTGATCTTGTCCTTGCGTTTTAAATAAAGTCAACGCATTGGCAGATGCAGTTAACCCTAATTCAATTCTAGTCTGTTCTTCCTCTTCCTCTTCAGAAAGTATCAGATTGCCATCTTCATCATACTCAAAGTCGTTATCGGCGTCTATAGCACCCATAGCCTCTTCATCTTCTAATACATCATACACTTCAACTACAGGTATTACTGGTATAGGTTTGACATAACCTGGACATGATGGATTAGACTGTTCATCGTAACATTCGTCAATTCTATAGCTATATATAACCACAGGATCTGTCACACTTCCCTCACCTTCAACAGTGATTGATCCGTCTCCCCATCTAGAAGAGGCTACGTTAGATATTGGGAAAGACTTGACGATTGTATTGCCTGGAACTCCTGACCAATCATCCGTTGCGGAAAACGTGTACCCTTCACCTTCCGCATTTTTATTACGGACGTGGACTTTCATATCATCTTCTGGGTTTTTTACTGTGGTGTATTTGTATAATAGGCCATTTATATCTAAGCCAGGTATGTCAGGCAGAACAGAACTCATACCCCAACTTAGTGATGTGGATGCGGCATTTCCAGTTGTTCCGTAGCTATACGGATCACAAGAAGAGTAGGAAGGCCAAAGTGCTAATAATAACACTAAGACCTGTTTTTGTTTCAATGTTTTCATTAAAAATCTTTTTCATTGGATTATTTTGTTCTCGCTCAATAGTCTGCTTAACTGTTTCCATTTCCCACGCAACTCTAGCCTTATCTCCCACCAACCCCATGTATGGACATGGCGTCCCAGCATTGAGCATGGCGTCAAACACGCGAGAATCCTGACAGAGTGTAGAAATTGCGGCTACCTTCATGCCCATATTATAAAGGGCTTTTGCGTTTTTTAACTTTTCACAGTTCATATCTCGTACAGTTCGACCTGCACTGATACCTAATATCTGCGTCTGCACAGCACCTGCAACACCAACAGTACATAAGTCAGAATTGCTTGTACTTATTTGTGGAGAAATTGCAGAAGGAGGTGGACTGTTTATGGTAGTTTCCATAGTGCCAGTAGAAGTGACTGTGCTTTCTGATTTGATCGTGTCGTCATCATTAGCAAAAGCAAAACTACTACTTAATAGAAGTAATGCTATTACAAAAAAACGTATCATTTTCTTTCTACCAATCGATCTAGCTTTTCTTCTATACGATCAAATTTACTCATAATTTGACCAAGGACTTGAGATGAGTCAGCTTTAGTGACGTACTCTTTAGCCAACTCTTCTCTAGTTCTATTAAGCAAAATAGTGACACGCTTTAGTTCTTCATGGTGGGCTTTAATCCACCATATTAAAAAACCAAACCCTGCGGTTAATCCAATATTCCAAAGCGCGTCCATTTGCATTACTCAGCTACCTCTTCAGATTCTTCTAAAGAGTTTTTTAACATTGTCATAAACGCTTGTTTTCCAACTTTAAGCTGATCTAAATTAAATTCTGCTGAATTAATTTTTTGTTGCAAGGAATTAACATGATTAATCATAACCTTTTGTGCATCAGTGATTTGGCCTTCAGTGTAGTCTTTATCGTCAATCGTAATAACCTTTTTATCTTCAGCCATTTTGATCTCCTTTAGTTAAGTTAAAATTATGTTGGTTTAGTAGGCCATGTTACTGAGTTAGGAAAACCAGATTGTGTTGGTAAGTTAAGCAAGTCAGTTCGGTACTGTGTCCACTCTGCTTGTTTAGCATCTGTTAGTTCAGCCCAACGTAGAGGGTTAGTTACTATAGGGTCTACTTCTTGAACTAACTTCTGGTCACGTTGTCCTCGTAGATTTGCCGCTAGTTCTGCATCTAACTCTGCTTGAGTAGGTGCTACATAAGCCGCATAGTCTGAGCCAATAAGCCCAAGCAATACGCTGTTGTCTACAGTATTATCTGTATCATCAGGCATTAACCCATAAGGTATCCAACCATGTTCTGGATGATTAATTTCTACTTCAAATGCCGTGTTCTCTGCGTTTAGTGATTGTGCGCTACGCACTTCTGTTATTGTTACTGTTGGCATAAACGCCTCCTATTGTTATAATTGTTAATCAAGATATTCTTACAAAGAGGTTAGCAGTAGCATAACTGCCGTTTTCTCTTTTATGCTGACCGCCCATAAGCCTCCAAGTTCCGCTAACTCCTGCCGATACAGTGCTAGACCACAAAATATGATGTGCAGACATTTGACCGTTTCCTGCCGCCTTTAGGTAAGAACCAGAGATAGTATCACCTTCATTTATCATGTTGACACTTTGTGCAGGGTCAACCGCTAACCAAGTATAAGTACCAACAGCATTGAAATCTGTACTACCGCCAACACCTGTTAGGTTAGAGCCATCGCCGTAATAAACAGCATTTGAAGATGTAGTTCTAATACTTCCAACTTCACCACCACCATTAGTATGTTCAAAGATTATAGCTTTAGAAGAAGTACCGACTTCTCCTACAAAATTTCCGTGACCATTAGCAGTGCTACTTCCATTGTATGTTTGCCTTCCGCTACCATTAATCCGCAAACGTTCTGCGGCATTAACTCCAAATCTTAATGTGTTATCTCCGTGGTCATAATCAATATAACCAGCATCTGCATCACCATTATCCCCAAATCTAATAAGAGATTTATCCCCTCCATCACTGGCTGTGTTTAGGAGAAGTATAGCGTCGCCATCACCCCGAATAGTTGCGCCTGTTGATGTTGTTTCAATCTTCTTAGAGTTGTCGTGGTAAAGTTCTACTGCACCATTATCCCTAAATACGGCAGAGTTTTCACCTGATTTGGGTTGTAAAATTATATCCCCACCAGCAATGCCAGCATCAAGGTTACATCTTAGATATAAATCTTTATTTACAGAATCAATATAATTACCTGACCCTCCATCGTGGTAAATCTGTAGGTCATCACTGTTTCCTAGAACTAATTTGTCATTATCTTGCAAGTACACATGGTCTTGAAAAGATGCACCTTTGTTAAAGACAGCTTGTCCACCATTAGACATATCAAGGGTTAGGGCGTTTATGTTACTACCACCATCATTACCCCTAAAAATTAGATCTCCATCTGAAACATTTGACTCTATAAAGAAATTATCTCCATTTTTGAAAAAAGTTCCGTAGATAGTTCCTCCGTCTTTTATTTGTACCACACCTAAATTATCAGCATCAAGGACAATATTTCCTGCAACGTCTAGTGTTAGGTTGCCGTTATTAGCAAAAATAGTTCCATTAGTGCCGTCAGATGTAAGGATTAAATCTCCACCTGCACCCATTCTTAGTAAACCATTATCTACCATTTGAATATCGTGATTAAAAGAAGCTGAACCACCTAATGACATATCAAGGGTGAGGGCTGTGATGGTTGAGCCACCATCGTTGCCTTGGAATATCATGTCTTTGTCTTGAACTTTACTTATCAATGTAAAATTAGAACTAGCGCCGTAAACCATTCCGAAGTTAGTGCCATTATCGTTGAAACGAATTGTTCCATCAGCATCAGCATCAAGAATAAGTTCTCCTGCAACGTCTAGTGTTAGGTTGCCAGAGCTTACGTCAATCTCATTACCATCAATGGTTATGTTGTCTACTGACACAGACCCAACATCCAATGCCGCAAAAGCATCTACCATTTTAGCACCAGAGCCTACGCCATCAGAGTAGATTACTTTAGTTTTACCACTAGCAATCGTAACTGTTGCACCAGATCCTTGCTTAATAATAATGTTTTGAGATCCACTTGTGGCATTTTCAATAAACCAAAGTTTACTAACAGTATTTGGGCCTATTGTAATTGTACAAGCTGAGTCCAACGTACCTGTATACTTTAAGAACATTGAACGACCTGGATCAGTCCCACCATCTGCTATTGTTGTTGTATGCGTGTCAGCATTTGTCGTTATAGCTTCAGTGCCATAAGAAAACGCTTCTGCAATTAATTCAAGATTTGTATTCGTTACTGTACCCCATGAGCCTGACTGATCGCCAGTTGCCATCTCATTGAGGCGAAGGTCATTTACATAGGTTGAGGCCATACTAGTCTATCCTTATAATTGCATTTGAAGCTGTCTGAGCAGGGAAAACAATTCTAAAAGTACCTGAAGAAACTGTGAAGTCTCCACCAAAGTCCAATACAGCGATAGCTCTATCTCCGTCTGTATCGTTATATATCAACGCACCACGCGCTGTAAAACTAGCTGATGTCCACTCAGGATTATCAGAGTCAAAACATCCGCTTGTTCCGTTTTCAATTACAGACGCATTTGCCAGTGTCACTCCACCAGTAGTGTATCCGTTACCATTAGCAACTTCGTTAGATGTTGTGTAAGTATCAGTAGTAGCATTTAAAGTTGCACTACTTGTGTAGAGAGCGATCTTTATTGTATCACTGTCTAAGTCATGTAACCCAAGCATTACATCTTTTTTAAATTGGGTACACATTGCTTGTGTAATAGCCATTATAAACCTCCGTTATATTCTGCCGCATAATCGCGTTGCATCTCTTGTACAAATAATTGTACCGCTTCGTCAAATTGTGTTTTATAAAGCGCCAATGTCTCTCCAGCTTTAAGAAATGCAGATGCTTCATATAGACACGCCGATAATAACACATTTTCTGCGTTGTTGCCAATCCATGTGTTAGGATTAAGTGAACTTATACCTATTTCTGGTGCAATATAGTCAACTTGGTAAGTATCAGCCGCATTTGGTGTAGGAGCTATTGTGATTGTAGTCCCTGATCCACCTAATGTACCAGATGTTCCACTAGATGATTTTGTGCTATAAAACTTTGGTGTACCTTGCGTAGTTGCATTAGGCCAATAATCTCGTAAGTAAGAGTCAACCCTATGATCTAAATATGATACGACATTTGAGCTAATTATTGACACTTGCCTGATCATCCTAGCACCTGTCACTACATAGTCAGTTGTACCTGCAACTAAATTAGCAGTTGTAGTCTGCCTGAAACATGGGAGATTAGGTAATCTCTGAAAAACCATATCTTCAGCTTGATTAATAATTTCATCAATTGACGCCTGTAACTCTGTTGAGTCGTCTTCTAAAAAGTTTTGAATATTTGCGACTAATGTTGTGTAATTCATTTAGTTACCCCATGTACCACTTCCCCAAGCACCTTCACTCCAACCTAGACTAATTTCAAGACTAACTGAACCTACTGCACCTGATCCGCCAAGTCCTGTCTCAATAGCTTCAGAAGCAGAGACTTCTTCACCAACAGCACCTGTTGAACCTATACCTGAAATACCTGTAACAAGCAATTGAATGTTACCATTGCCAGAAACTCCAAAGCCTTCTGACTCACCATCTCCAGATACACCTGATTGACTTAACTCTAATTCAGGAACTTCACTGCCGATTGCGCCTGTACCACCAACCCCAGCTTCATTTATTTCTGTTTCAAAGGTTTCATTACCTACTGCGCCTGTACCACCAACGCCTGTCTCAGCTAGTTCTATCTCAGGAACTTCAGTTCCTACT